CACTAACACTAACACTAACACTAACACTAACACTAACACTAACACTAACACTAACACTAACACTAACACTAACACTAACACTAACACTAACACTAACACTAACTAATTCAAAATAAATACTTTATTTGACGGCACTGTCGGATAAATATAATTATACAAAAAATACGCCGTAGGGCTCACCATCATCGGAGCAGTTTTCATTTTAATATTTTGAATGATAACTCCATTATCAGACAGGTCTTCAATAAGCGCATAACCGAATTTATTTTCTTCTTTTACCCGCGACAATGTGATTTTCGAAAGCGCCACTTTGAACCCGTGAATGAAAATAGTGGCGTCTTTACAACAATTTACTGAGGCGAAACAGACGAGCGCTGTAGTGCCTTTTTTTATGCTTACTGATGCGTCTCGGAAATAATAGCATGACAATACTTGGTTGTCTTGAATAATCATGTAGACATAAATGTTCTTTGTTTTGATTAATTCAAGAATATTGGAAATTTCGGGACTAATGCATATTTCGTATTTATTTTGGAGATTGAGTTTCAAAAAATCGACTAAATGGTGAATGTTGGTGGGACCGCACTCAATCAATTCCAGGCTAGTGCCACCAGGTAAATCACTTGGGATGCTCCATTTCTCCATGGAGAAACCGTAAGTGTTATAAACACACAACGGAACTATTCCAGTGAGTTCATTTTCTCTCTTGAACAAAGAAACAGAAATGGATTGATTGAAATATCTTTGATTATATTCATGTGTTTGTATGATTTGGGGGGCTATACCCTTTTTCCGGTAATTCGAGTCCACGCATAAATGATCAACATAATAGAGATCAAAGTTGGTTTTGTGTCGGGGTTTATTGAAATAAATATGGAGGGGTCGGGTGGTCATTACTGAAATAATTTTATCGTCCACCAAGGTTGTTGCCTGTTTGGCGTCATATAAATAATTGGGTTCTTCGTAATAGCTCAAAAAACAGGGGGCGTTGTGACCAATGAGATATGGCACAATATTTTCTTTCGTGGGGACATACATGTTCTCTCCATTTTTTAAAAAATGGTTCCGGATTAGATTCACAAAAGAGGTCATAGTTTGTTCATTTACTTTGGAAAATTCCTGGGTTTTGATTTGATAAAAATTACAATATTTGTTTTTTTCAGGAAGTTCTTTCATGATGACCCCATAACGATAAAATAAATAATGAAAATCATACACATGATATACTGGTTGTAGACTCCAGAAACGGTATTTGATTTTAATATACATGGCAATCACAAGCAAGACTAAAAACAAAACCAGAAATATATAAGGAATCGCAGGTGTTAAATATGAATACCACATTATGGAAATAATTTATTATAATAATATTTATTTTTATAAAAAATCTATCAATAAAACGTAGTTGAAGAGAGAAACCCATATGCTAATCCCTAATCCCTCCATAAGAGTTTAATTAGGTTTGCCCAAGACAAACAAATATTGGTATTCATAACCAGCGCGAATCAAGTCAATTTTACCTTGTACAATAAAACCAGCTTGCTTAGCGATTTCTAAAATATCCTGGTAAGGCTCCATATACAACTGATGTTCTTGTTTACGGAATACCTTATCGTCGCTTCTGTTCTTGAAAGTTTCCACGAATTTCGCACTATTATCCGCGTCATTTAATTGGAATTCCGACTGGTATTTGAATTCGTCAAAGGTGACCTTACTGTTGGTGATGCGTTTTTCCGCGTATCTTTGTGGTGTTAGTAATAAAAGCGGGTTCGCTGCAGGAATAATAGTGTCAAACATATATTTATCGACTAAATGGACCACCAAGTATCCGCCACCCATTAACCATTTCATACAATTCCTAAAAAACTGTAATTTGTCTGGAATATAGTAAATGGTAAAATAGAGACACAAAATGTGGGTAAATGATTCAGGATTGAAAATCATGGCATTATTTACGTCGCCTTGTAAAAAATCCAAATTAGGATACATTTCTTTTGCCTTGTTGACCATGGTTTGAGATTTATCAACTCCGACTACTTTGAAATTTTTATCTGCTAAAGCAGCCACGTGGTGACCGGTTGCGGACCCGATATCCAAGATGATACTTCTCTCATCGGGTTTTGTATTATTAATGATTTTGTCAATTTCAAATTCATTTTTCACATCACTGTATAGTAATTGATCATATATGTTTACATAAAAATCGTCATAAATTTCACTTACACCGTCTTTGAATGTAAAGTCTTGTCGGGTCACTGTAAATCCTTCTGTACGATTGTTTTTATACAGCATATAAAGAATAATAAGGATGGAAAAAATGACTAAAACCTTTCCCCAGTTGGAAAGTTTTTCATAAGTATTTGAAACAGAACTAACGCCTTTACTTAATGTTTTCATTATTTTCATTTTCTTCTTATATGTATTATTGTTATTTTTTTTGTTTAAATATACAATATAAAATATAAAACAAAAATGTCGGATTATTCAGAAATTAATGATTTAAGAGAACAAAAGGAATTCAAAGGGATTACCTTTTCTGGCTATAAGAAAACCGAAGCGCGCAAAGAATTATTAAATAATTTGATTCATACTAAAATAGAACCAGCATGTTATTGGTCCGCGGAGTTTGTGTGTGCCGGTCACTTTAGCGATTTATGGGAACTAATCCTCTTTTTTTACAGTAAATATATTCATTTAGGAAATCCTAAACTTGCCATATATTTAGAATTACGAATCAACAATTTCAAAGAGATTATAGTTGCTGGATATGTAGGCAATGAAATCAAATTACGCAACAATGAAAAAATTCGTAAACTCTTTTGCGAAATCATTTGTATGCTTTGTAATGCGAAAAGAAAGCATAGTTTTGATGAAATTAAAATAAAAAAAGAAGACTTTGACATGACCCAAATGACCGACCGTTTTAAAGCACCCAATGTGAATTATGCGCAGGCGGTTATTCAAAAAGAAGACCCTAAAGAGTTATATATAGCAATCAATGAATTAGCCTATAATTTATCCAAAGATGGAAAAAATATAATAAATGCGTGTTACTGGTTTGAATGGATTATTGAATATGAGACCATTTGTATAAATAAAAAGAAAAAATGTAAATGTGAAAGACGCCAAGAAATGCCGGTAGATTCCAAGTCTCAGTTAGATATTGTCTGGATTATTTGGGACATTATTTTAAAAGAGTCGGTAAATCATAACAAGATGATACAAAAAATTATAAAATCGTTATTGTCCCTGTTTTCATTGAAATATACGCATTCTTGTAACAAAAGGCGAAAAAACATTATTTATTTTGCCATGTCATTATTGAGCGAGACGGTAAATGTAGAGGAGGACCTGGTGAAAGACAAGGAACAAGTGTCCACAGTCGTATCAAAAATAGACAATATATATAAACAAATTAAGAAGAATGAACAAGCACCTAAAACCGATTATTTGTTTGCGAATTTGAACAAATCAAATTTAGACAAAACAATTGAAAAACTGGAAAAAATGAATGCGCTTGGAGAGACATTTGTGCCTCGACTGTAGAAATTTCCCAGAAATTTCTGGGGTGTCTGGAATTAAAATATAGTTATACTATATGATGCGCACTCGTCGTAATCGTAATCGTAAACAGAAATCATGTAAAAATATGAATCTCAAGTTTGAACAAAACATCGTGATGAAATTTTTAGAAGTGCTAAATACAGTGAAATTATATCATTGGAAGACGCATAGTTATGCTGTACATAAGGCGACGGATGAATTGTATTCAAAATTAAATGAAAATATTGACCATTTTGTTGAGGTACTTTTAGGAAAATGTGGGAATCGCATAAGTTTAGAACATGTTAAACATATTTTATTGAAAGATTTTAATCATGAAAATCAAATGATGAGAGAAATGACGGATTTCAAATCCTTTTTAGTGGGGATGGATACCCAGTTAAAACAAATGGGTGGAATGACCAATAGTGATTTGTTCAATATAAGGGATGAAATGCTTTCGAATGTGAATCAATTTTTGTATTTAATGACATTCAAATAAAGTACTTGAGTTAAAATAATTTGGGTTAAAGAAATTTGTGTATATAATAAAAATTTAATATATTTATTTTTATTATAGTGAATAAAATGAGTAATAGCAGATCAAATTCAATCATGACAAACCCGTTATCAGAAATGTTGAATAAAAATAGTTTAGTATCAGAAAATGATTTTTCAACTAGCGAATCACCGGGTATAAATTGGCTATCTATTATTTTAGGAATAATTATTTTAGGTTTTCTTGTATTTGTGTTTTATAAATATTATACCAAAGGTGAAAATGTTTTTGAGAATATTTATGAAAAAATATATTTTAAAATAAAGGATTTCATTGAATATATTAAAAACTGGTTTCAATCTACTACTACTTATGTAAAAAGTGAGCAAACTAAAATAGAAAATCATATGAAAGAAGACCATGGGGTTGAAGAAAATAAACCCAAGCCAACACCAGAACCAGAACATAAAAGTCCGCAAAAACAAGCACAAGAAATGGATGAAAAAAATGAAAAAGAATTAAGCCGAGCTCTTGATAAAGCAACTCCAAATTATTCACCGTCGCAATGTGAGTATGATGCGGATGATTCATACAGTAGTATACAAAAAAGCAAATCATCTAGTAAATCTGGTTGGTGTTATATAGGCGAAGACCGTGGTTTTAGGAGTTGTATCAATATTGGTGAAAATGATACCTGTATGTCAGGTGATATTTTTCCAACCAGTGACATATGTGTGAATCCAAATTTGCGAATGTAATTATGCGGGAAAAATAAATTTAGCTCCTTGAGGCCATTTATCACCCGATGTCCCATAAGTACGTCTTACTCTAGGATAATAAGTAGGTAATGCGCTGTTATAACATAAAGCAGCGGTAGTTGGTCCAGGAACATCGGATGCGGAGAGAGGATTACAATTATTACGTTGGGTTGTTTTATATACTTCACCAGTGCATTGATTTTCAGTTACATTACATAGCAAGTTACCACCATCTGGGATCACTATCGTTGCGTTTAAATCAGGTGTTAAATCATTCGCTGTACAAATAATACCATCCGCGGTAATAACCTTACCTCTGGCGGTGACAGGATTGATAATAATTTCAGTGTAATTGACTCTTTTCAGACTTTTAGTATTGGGATTTGTATAGGTGTCACTTTGGGTCGCCCAACTTGTTGTTCTATTGGTCCACATACCGCGCGCGATTTGCGCATAGATTTGTTTTTTCGTAAGATTCGAGCTGTTTTTTTTATATTGTAGTATATTACCTTTGCTTAATACGGCAATTTCATAAGCAAGTTTTTTACTTTGAATAATACTTCCCACAGATTCTGTATTATAAACACATTGATTTTCAAAACGATACCATTCTTTTGTTGGAACTGGATTGTAATTTTTTCCTAAACAAGACATATTTATATTTATTTGATACAATAAATATAGATGATTCCTTTGAATTCTAAATCTAATTCTAAATATATTTTAATTTGCTCCATAAAAATACCATCGTAATGATAAATAGTCAGCGGATCTTAATAACAATGACGCTGAATTAGAACTACTTATTGTAAGGGTTGGACCCATTGTGCTTAAACCACCAATTTCATTTAGTCCAACAGCATAATCATAATAACGCAAATCCGAAATATTACCATCAAACCCACCATTCATCGCAACAAATATATCACCATAATTTTGTTTTGGGACACCATTTAAATTTACACTTTTAGTGATTGTACCGTTAATATATACATCTAATATTTTGTCACGACAACGAAGAATCACATTTATCCATTTTCCAATAGGAATATCTTTAATGGTAATTTCTTGATTAATTGTTTCATACGTATTCATAACAATCAATAAATCATTTGTATTTGGATAAATATACATACCTGGTGCGTTATTAGGGAAATATAAACCATTATTTTGTACATCTATATTATTTCCTTTACTAAATATGTGTTTATATTTTCCATCCGATGATGATATATCATTGATAAAAATCCATACAGACCAGGTAAATTCAATACCACTTGGACTATTTATTGAACGATTAATAGTGATTGCACCATTTGATTTTGGATTTTGAGGTATAGTTATAGATGTTTTTTTAGCATCAATCATGCCGTCTATTAATATTGGATTATTATTTATACGTAATAAAATACGTTTTAATATAGTCATTGAAATTTTTAGTACAATTATAAATATAAAAATGATTAACAATAAAAAGGAAAGACGAGCAATTATACTGCTTGAATTTAAAAAATCTTTAATACCACTTCCTCTTCCTGCCCTAGCAAAAAACCCCGATGATGAATCTGTTGGAATATTAGAATTATTATTCATTTTGTCTTATATATATATTATAAAAGAAAAAGCTATTATTACTAAATAAATTTTTTATTTTATAAAACTATTTTAACTGTAATGTTTATTATTTATTAACCAACTGTATAAGAACTCAATTCTGTTCCTGCGCTATCAACCGTAGAAATTTTAAATTTAACACTTGATCCAAATATACTATCAAATATATTAGTTTGATAACCATTTTCGTATATATTCCATGCTGTTTGAGGGTCGGTCGCATTTGGATAGTATTGAAATTTTGATGTCCATCCAGAAAATCCCTTGTCGGGAGTAATATAAACATTTGAATCACCATTTACAGAAGCAGTTCCTGGTAATACACACGTATTGACTAATTTTCCATCCAAATAAATGTCTAAAGTTCTTCCATATACACTAATTAATAAATTACACCAGGCCTGTATTGGTATATTTGATACTTTACATGTATGTGTTGTGGTAGTTGTGGTTGATATTCCAGAAAATACATTTATTCCTACTTCTAAATTATTTTCAATTTCACCAAAACTTACAATTGGACATGGGTTTGTTATTCCACTTGTCGAATTAGTGCCTCTACCAAACAATATTTTTTTCTCTCCATTTTTGTAATTCCAATCATCTATATAAAACCAAATAGTATACGTAAAATTAGAGCTTTTTGATAATTTTGCAGCTTCAATTGTTTGCATAGTTGTTCCAGCTACAACATTTGTTGTAACAGTTGTAGAGGAATATACATAATTTAATATAAAATACAAAAATATAATCAATATGATTATAAAAACAATAACTTTAAAATCCATAATATATACTATAATAGAAATTATATTTTATTTTTATTTTATATTGATTTGATAATTATAAAAAAATTATCAATATAAAAAAATTATCAATATAAAATCACTAAAATACTAAATCAAAAATTTTACACGTTTTGATTATCTTTATTTGCCGTAAAATACCATTTTAAAGACAAGTAATCTGGAGTAAAATCAGATATATTTTTAGGGTCAGGTTTTTGTTCGGGTACGTCTTTATCATCCGGCAATTCATCTCCAGTAGGTAAATTTACGTCATAATTTGGATCACTTGTATTGAATGATGACATTGGTTTTATTGTATATTCTGAAATGTTCATAATTGTTTTATTTATTTCCGAGACAATTGGAGGTGTTTTGTCTTTTACGGAATTATATAAATTATAAATTTGAGAAGATATTAATGTTTGTTTAAAATAATTCACATTACATACTCGTCCAAAAATACCTTTATCACTTCCCACATCTAGAGTATCGTATTCCATAAATGGAACAACTTCTATTTTGGATTTTACTAATGATCCGTTATAAAATATATCTAAAGTTCCACCATTGTAATTAATAATAATATTGTTCCATTTTTGTAATAAAATATCCTTCATTTCAAATATAACATCGTATAATTCGTCATAGCTCTTGTTTACCTTATCTGTTGTTTGAATACCATTTTTTAATACAATTAAACGCATAGTGTTTAATCTTACATTATATTCCAGGTGAAATTTGTCACCATAATGAATAACAGAAGTATATTTATTGCTTGCCAAATTAACACTTGGGTTTTCAGAATCTAAATATAACCAAAAAGAAAGGCCGTATTGATAGTCAAAATCTTCTGATCCATGTAGTGTTTGATAACTGGCAAGAGTCGTTTTATTGCGTATGCTAATTGGATTATTTACTAACAATAATCCGTTTTGTGTTTGTTGATCATATATTAAATATGGATAAAAGGCAAAATATGATATATACAGTAATATTACAATAATTAATAAAATAAAATTATTTGCTGTTGCTTCATTTTGAGTTTTAACACCACTCACGCCACTCACACGAGTCGCACTACTACTACTACTAATACCGGTGAATAATTTCAAAATAAAATTATACGATCCTTCGATTATAGGATAAAATAAACATGGGATGTAAAAAATACTATTTATAATAAATCTTAACAAAGGATTTTTATTATACAAATCAGATGACGCGATTAGTCTAAATATGACTCCAAGAATAATTACAATAAAAAAAGCATTTATTATAAAATTAACAAATCCGCTACCTGTGTTAGAATATGATGATAAAGTGATAACAATCCATACAAACATGATTACAAATAACATAAACCCAAATAATTTAAATATATTATTTTTATTTAGAATTTTATGTGAGTCGTTTTTTATATTTTTAATACCAAATATGTCAAACACTAACAATAATCCCATTATTAAAATTAAAATTATAAATGTAAGAATCATTCCCATATTTATTTTTATATGGGTACCCATTGTTTTATTATAAGAATCCATCGCATATTTACCAATGCTTGAATTGTAAAGAATAAACAAAAATATACAAAGACAAATATAAATAATGATTGAGCTTATTTTTGTATTTTCTAAAAAACGATTATTATTACTATAGAAATTTGTGATTAAATCGTTATAATTAATCGTTTTATATACATTATAATAAAACAAAACTCCGGCAATTATTAAAATTAAAGGGAATAAATATGATGCGTTATTTTTTAATTCAGATTTGCTGAGCTCCGTAACTAAAATGATGATTCCACAAATAAAAATAATGAGAAATACTAATTTATTACTATAATATAATGTATTAAAAACCGAATAAAACGAAAAAAATACTCCTAATGATAATATCGTAATTAAAAAACATAATACAATGATAAATGCGGAATCCGTATTATTTATTTTAGCATATACACCAACCATTACCAGTATAAATAAAATGATTAATACAAAAAATATTTTTGTCAATGTTGGACCCATAAAATCATTCAACCAACAAAATCTATTGTTAAATGTATTTTTTTCAAAAATATTACTTTTTTTTATTTGGGGATTAGGAGGCATGTTATATTATGATTATATTATTATATTATAAATATTTGTAAATATAATAATAAAAAAATATTTATTTACCGGTTTAAATTACCAAGGGTGTAAAAATCGTGAAGGTATGAGTTGCGCTTTAATACTATTATCATGTAGTTTGGTATTGTTATTGGTATACTTTATATGTTAGCAACGGTTTTTCTTGGGGATAAAAGATAATTCATATAATTTAATATATTTATTTTATATAGCTATAATATTATAAATGAATAAATTTTTAACAATTTTCAATTTAGCAATTTTTATAATCGTAATAGCTATTTTATTACATATATTGGGATATGTAGAAATTCGCGTAAAAAACAGAGAAGGTATGACAACACAAAGTACAAGTATTTTAATTATAGTATTACTTAGTGCTTGGAGTTTGCTATGGTACATATTTTTTTATATAATTAAAAAACGTCGCGAATCATAATTGCTTCATTTCCTCAATTTTGTAAAAAGAATATGGTTAAAGAAAATCCAAAACCATATTCTTTTTACAAAATTGCTTATAATGCGATAAATAATAAAGAAAGACCAAATTATTTATCAAGAAGCAAGAATTTATTAGGTAGTTTAGACGAACTACCAAAACCAAAAATTACACGCTCTGCGAAGGGCAAACTTTATTGATTTTTAGTGGGTTTTGTCCCATTTTAAATCTTCAAGGGTGTAAAGCAATCACTATAATTATATTATCCTAATTTATTTTAAAATCTAAATATAATTAAAGATGAACAATGATCCTTTTATATATACAATCATGACTTATATGGTACTCTATTTAGGGATTTATATGTTGTACAATTTATTTGTAAATGATGACAAGCATAATGAAGTACAAAATATCAAAAATATGAAAGAAGATGATTAAGTTTCCCAAATATATTATTACATATTTTCCATTGCGGTTTTTTGTCCATGACATTCTCTACACAATGCTATCAAATTTTGTACTTCATTACTACCACCATGTTCAAGACGAACCACATGGTCTACCTCAAACCAGGCAGTCAATTGTTGTTTACAGTTTCCACATTTCCAATTTTGACAAGAGGCTACGTATTTTTTCTTGGTTTCACTTACGGAGCGCTTGGTTGCCTTACCAGGCGCACCTGTTGCGCCACCGGATTGTAGTATTTTCCTTTCAGAAGGATTTACCGCGTTTAAATTTCCCATAAATGAGCCATTAGCACCTCCATCGTTATTATCAATATTCGTAAAATCAATAATTGGCGATATCATATCCATTGAGGATTTATCAATTGGCATGTATTTAATCATATTATTGGCATGTAAAAGAATATTTTTACACCTGGAGGGGTTTCGTTTCATGAGTAAATAAAAGGAAATACCGAGTATCCCTATAAATGCCATGGTATAATATTTTTTGTATGACATGATAAGTTTCAGGTATTTACCGTTATGGTAAGTATTGAATATAAGAAATGCGGTTATTCCAAATATCACTAATTCTAGTTTCATTATTATACTTATATATTTACTATAAAAAAAATATAAGTATACATTTTTTAATGTTTGATTTGTTTGGTACTATTTTTCTTGGTACTATTTTTCTTGGTACTATTTTTCTTGGTATTATTCTTGGCAATAATTCTATTAATATTATCTATATTTATAATATTGTAATTATTTTTGATATCATCATTTAATGCTATAATTTTACCAGACGGTGTTTTATAATTACTAATCTTTCTGCTATTTAAAGATTGAAATAAATTAATAAAGCTATTTTTTTTATTTTGGATTTCTTCATTTAATGATTCATTTAATAGGGGGTCTATTTCTTTTAAAATTGTAACTAAAGCGTCTATATTAATAGGTATATTTGCTGAATTCAAAATCAATGAATAACCTTCTTTAATTTTATCAATTAATTTTAATTGATTTTTTTTTAAATTTGTTATATCACTTTTTGTATTTTTAATAGAAATATATTCTACAAAATATAAATATATTGAAAAAAAACCCCAAATATCAACATTTTTTAAATAAACCTCTTTAAAAAATTCAAATTGATGAAATGTGCCGTTTTTTATATATTTTTCTAATACTTTACTAAGATAATTATATATTTTTTCAATGGTATAATTATATTCCAAAATATATTTTGATTTATTATTATTTTTATCGTTATTTTTATTTAACAAACCATCATATTCATCTTTGTATAAAACTTTAAATGTATAATTAATTAGTTTTAATTGAGGTGTTTTGCTATTATTAATTACGTATAATATTAATGATCGTATATCAGATTTGGATGGATTTGGATTTTCTTTTAAAAAATCATCACATAATTGTTTAAAATGATTATTTAGTAAAATAGAAGAAAATGGCACATTATATTGAATTGGACGACCCGATAACAAAATAGGTATATTTTTTTCGCCATTATATATGACAGACATTCCCCAATCAATTAAACGAGTACGTATATCATTATTTGATTTACCTACCAAAACATTTGTTTCTTTAATATCACCGTGATATATATTATATTCATTCATTTTAATAATCCCATTTTTCAATAGATGTATTAATTTATTATTTATTACCTTCATTTTTTGAATATTAAAATTTGTTTTATCAACATAATCACTCACTTCTATACCTCCGTAGGGCATATTTATTCCTAGTAAATCATCTAATTTTTCATTAATATTTGATTCGTTATAATTTTTTTTTCCAAGAGTTTTACAGTTTTTATCAAAATTTTTCAGGTCTTCTTTACTTAATTCTTCAGGTATACACAAAGTAATATTATTTATTAAAAAATAATTTTTATAGTTTGGAATGTTTTTTAATATTTTTTTAAATTTTTCAAATTCACTAACTTCGCGTTTTGCGTATTTTTTCATCATTAATTTTGTAACATTATTCACAATTGGATTTTGATCAGTGTTTTGTATGTTTTTACATTTTAAAGGGGGTCTAAATACACAACCATAACCACCACGAGCAAAAACTCTTCCGCCATGGTTATTTTTTTTACTTAATGTATTTTTTCTCTCTTTATTATTTTTTATTGTTGTCATTAATTGTTGTTATAATACAAAGATATAATATTTATTCTTTTATTATTTATTATATAAATATACAATCATTGCTATAAAAAAGATGATTAAAAATAAATAAATGAGTTTATTTTTTAGTCTGCTCATTTCTCGATTTTTTATATCTTTTGGTTTATATTCTTCATAGTATAATTCATAAAATTTATTCAGAGAAATTTTGTTCTTTTCTAGTTTTTCATTTATTTTGTTATGTATAAACCAAACCCAGCGAATAAAAGCGTCGCGGGAGTCTAAATAAGGTGTAATTGGGTATTGATCTAATAATTTACTAAATTCGCCAGCAATAGATTCAACTGGTATAAATAATGGAAGATTTTGTATGAATTCATAATATTTTTTCTTAGTCACACTATTAGGTCTTAATGGATAAGACATGGATATTGTATGGAGAAAAAACCAGTAATGGGGGCCCCATACTTTTGGGTCCAATACCATAGTTAAAATAAATTAATATAATAAGATAATTGTTTAAACATATTTTTTTATGAATAGTAATAATAAAAATATATGAATAATAATATTTGTAATAATTGTGGAAAACCGGGTCATTCCTTTCATCATTGTAAATTGCCAATTACTAGTTATGGTATGGTTGTTTTTAGACACAGCTCAAGAGGATTACAGTTTTTAATGATACGGCGGAAGGATAGTTTTGGTTATATTGATTTTATTAGGGGAAAATATATTTGTTATAATATAGATCAAGTTCAACAAATAGTAAATGAAATGTCGGTTATTGAAAAGGAAAGAATTGTGAAAGACTCCTTTGATCATTTGTGGAAGTTAATGTGGGGCGAATGTGGTAAAAATCAATACAAGAATGAAGAAATAATGTCAATCAAAAAATTTGAAACATTAAAAAATGGTATACTAGTTGGTGATAAAAAAATTACATTGGATGAAATAGTTGAAAATAGTCATACAAGATGGTTAGAAACGGAATGGGAATTTCCTAAAGGAAGACGAAATGTTCAAGAAAAAGATTTGGATTGTGCGTTGCGAGAATTTGAAGAAGAAACTGGTTGTTCAAGTAAAAAACTTTCTGTTATTGAAAATTTACTACCGTTTGAAGAAACTTACATTGGATCAAATCATAAATGTTATAAACATAAATATTATTTGGCATATATGTATGATAATAATGAAGAATCTTCTCTTGATAATTTTCAAAGATCAGAAGTGAGTAAATTAGAATGGAAAACAATAGATGAATGTTTAGAATGTATTCGACCATATAATTTAGAAAAAAAAAGGTTAATTACAAATATAAATAAGGTATTACAAGAATATAGATTATATTCATAATATATAAGAAATGAATAATTCTGATTATAATTTAAAAAAAAATAATAGTGATGGTAGTGAAAGCTCCGGTGCGAGCTTGGACGCAAGATCTAGTGAAACAACAAGTACAACTGAAACTCGACCAGATAATTCATCTCAGAATATTTCATTTAAAAAAATAAATTTAAAGGATGAATATGATGAAAGTTGTCTGGATGACCCATATGACAAAGAATGTAATAAATTTTTATTAAAAAAAGAATTAACAGAAAGTGATGTATTGAGAGAAAATCCTGACCAACACCCGAATTTATATCCCAGTTTGGATGATCCTAATTTTATTATCAAAATTGCCGAAAAGAAGGAATTTAGAGACAATAGTTACAATGGTGAAATATATGACGTAAAAAAACATTCTGAAATATTAAATAATGCCGACTTTGAATTAGCCCCGCATCAAATATTTATAAAAAATTTTATGTCATTCAATACGCCTTATAATAGTATGTTGTTGTACCAGGGTTTAGGTACCGGTAAAACTTGTACTGCCATTGGTGTTGGTGAAGAAATGCGAGATTATTTAAATCAAATGGGTATATCCAAAAAAATAATTATTGTGGCGTCGCCAAACGTTCAAGACAATTTCCGGTTACAATTGTTTGACGATAGAAAGATGAAATTAGTGGATGGATTATGGAATATCCGGTCGTGTACAGGGAATAAGTTATTAAGAGAAATGAATCCTATGAATATGAGGGGTCTAACCAAAGAAAAAGTGGTGAGTCAAATTAAAGTCTTGATAAATTCGGCGTATTCATTCATGGGTTATATTGAATTCGCAAATTATATTGAAAAAGTACAACAAGTTGGAGTTGATATTAAAAGCGAAAAAGAACGAGCGCGGAGGAAAAGACGGAATTTACAAAACGAATTTAACGGTCGTTTGATTATTATAGATGAAATTCACAATGTGCGCATGTCGAGCGATTGTGAGAATAAAATAGTGGCGGAGAAATTGTTACAATTGGTTTCATCCGGTGAAAATATGCGTTTGTTGTTATTGTCGGCAACACCAATGTATAATACCTACAAGGAAATCATTTGGTTATTGAATTTGATGAATATGAATGATCGTCGGGCGGTGATAGAAATTCGCGATATTTTTGACGCAGATGGAAACTTTAGAAAAAACGAGTCGGGTGAAGAAATTGGGAAAGAATTGTTAATACGAAAAGCGACGGGTTACATTTCTTTTGTACGAGGAAATAACCCATATACGTTTCCATATCGTATTTATCCATCAACTTTTTCACCAAAACATTCTTTTTTGAATAAAAGTGACATGAAATTAGATGTCATGAAATATCCAAAATATCAAATGAATGGTAAATTAATAAAACCAGACAAGATGCTGAAATTTTTGGATATTTATTTGACGAAAATAGGATCATACCAGTCATACGGGTATCGCTATATTATAAATCATTTGCGTAATAAAAAAATTTCAATCACTACAAAAACAGGTGTCGTCAGAAATATGCCGACATTTGACGAGTTGGAAAGTTTTGGTTATAACTTATTAATGTTACCTTTAGATGCGCTGAATATTGTATACCCAATTGATGGATTGGAAGAACTTGCTGAGGAAGTTATGACTATTCGAGAGTATTCTTCTGTCAGTGACGAAAGCAGTGAAGAACCGCCGCTAACTGAATACAAACGAATTGAAAAAGCGAAAACTGAGTCATTATCTGTGGATAAAAGTGAAGAAGAGGATACTGAATCTAGTTCAAGTAGTGACGAAGAAGAGGAATATGAAGAATCATCTGACTCTTTGAATGAGATTCAAATTGTTAAAAAAACATCGGATGAACCCAGTGTTGTACCATTTGATTACAAACCCGTAGAAACAAGTAAGGCGTTCGTGGCATCGTCACAAAATTTGAGTGAGAGTGTTATTCCAACAAACCTAGTATCGTCTGAAGAATCTAGTACTGATGAAGAAAATTTTCCTACGACATTTAAAATTCCGACTGCGAGTAGTGCGTCGTCTTTGTCCTCGTCTTCGTCGTCTTCGTCGTCGTCAGCGATGAGTGGAGGGTTAACTAGTTCATCCATATCTTCTGCGTCTTCCTCTAAATCATCTTCATCGTCTGGGTCAAAAAATATATTTATAAATACTTCTGACATAACCGGTGCCGGTGGTTTGAGACGCGTTATGAATTTTGTAGATAGTAAAAAACCGTTTGAAAAGGGGTCTTTTGAATATAAACCACAAATATTATCCAAGTATGGTGCTCTTTTTTCAGCTGACCAAATAGGTAAGTATAGTTCAAAAATAAAAAATATATGCGAAAGCATACTTGGCGGAGAAGGTATTATTTTGGTCTATTCGGCAATGTTGGACGGATCGTTGATCCCGGTTGCGTTAGCATTAGAGGAAATGGGATTTTCGCGATTTAGTAAAACGGGTAAATCCTTGTTTAAAAACCGACCCAGCGAATTGATTGATTCTCGCACTATGAAATCACTGCGGGGGGGTGCGGATTTTCAACCTGCGCGTTATGCTATGATTACTGGTGATCCCAGATTATCACCGGATAATGATTATGAAGTAAAGGCGCTTACAAACAGTGATAATATTAATGGAAATCGTGTGAAGGTTGTTTTGATTTCGCGCGCGGGATCTGAGGGTATTGATTTGAAATGTATTCGGCAAGTTCACATCATGGACCCATGGTATAATATGAATCGTGTTGAACAAATTATTGGGCGTGCTGTGCGTAATTCAAGTCATAAAGAGTTGGAATTCGAAAAAAGAAATGTAGAATTATTTCTGTATGGGACGATTCTAGAGGATGAAGAAGAAGAATCCGCGGATTTATATGTGTATCGTGGTGCGGAATATAAGGCGGTACAAATGGGTAAAGTGAGCCGTGTTTTAAAAGAAACAGCGGTTGATTGTATTATTCATCACGATCAGACAAATTTTATACAAGAAAACTTTGAAAAAATAGAGGAAAATCGCAATATTACGCAAATATTATCGGATGGAAAAGTGTTGGAGCATTTTAAAATAGGAGATATTCCATATTCCGCGGAATGCGATTATATGGAAAGTTGTGATTACAAATGTTATCCAGATAAAGAAGATATAAATGTAAACATGAATTCTTATAATGAATCATTTATTGTTGTAAATTCTGACAAAATAATACAAAAAATAAAGATGTTGATGAGAGAAAGATTCTTTTACAAGAAACGTGAGTTGATTCAATTAATAAATATTCCCAAACCTTATCCGATTGTCCAAATTTATGCCGCATTGACTCAATTAATTGAAGAAGATACAATTATAGATAGATATGGTAGAAACGGTTATTTAGTAAATATTGGCGATTATTATTTGTTTCAACCAAGCGAATTGAAAAATAAACATATTTCTATTGATGAAAGATCTATACCCGTGGATTATAAGCACCAAATGATTCAATTTGATGTAAAACCATTTGTTACTGGAAATGTAGAAAATGTAAAGGCAAATTTGAATATTGATAATGTCGTAGAGGTTGACACTTTGGTGTCTAATAAATTAATCTATGAAATGCGCGATCATTATAATATGACTATACATTTTATGCGTGGCGATGAAAAGGTGCCTCGTGGTGACGACAACTGGTATAAACATTGTGGTATTACTTTCAAGAAATTAATCCAAGAAAATATTCTTAGCGAAGGCGAAGCTTTGGGATTTCTCGTGGAACACCTGGTTGATATCCTTATGTTTGATGACAAAGTAGAATTATTAAATAGTATTTATTCGGCAAATGTGGATGTGTTGGATGATTTTGAGATGAGTATTAAAAAGTATTTGGATACCAAAATAATTGAAACCCGGAATGTAAGTGCGATTATATTGTATACGAGTGTTAAGAAACAAATCATGATTTATGCTGACCGTAAATGGAAACATGCGCAACCTGAAGATGTCCTTGAGGTAGAGGCTGCGTATGATTCAAGTGCTCCTGTATTGAGCATGGCGGATTTGATTGGCTTTATTGATTATGAAAATAAACATAAATATTTGGTTTTTAAATATAAATACACGACTTTGAAAAGAAATGCGGGGGCGCGATGTGATGAAGCTGGTAAAGATCGTAAAATCAAGATTTTAAATGATATTTTTGGATTTGAAAAATACAACAAGGAAAACACCAAGGGAATTGTTCAGGCTGAATTGTGTTCCTTACAAGAAATGATGTTTAGAAAGTATGATAAAAGTAAAAAAGACGGTAAAACATGGTTTTTTTGTATGGAAAATGCCAAATTGAATAATGTATAATTTATTATATAAATTAAAATTGAAAAACAATTAAAAAAATAGTGTTACAATATAATAAGTATGGAAACTGTTGACCAACCCACATTTCAAGAAACACAAACACAGATACAAACACAAACACAATTACAAACACAAAAACCTCAAACAAGTACAAAAGTGTTTAAGAAAAAAGAAATAAAACATAGTAGTATTTATACTCGTTCCGTGATTACTCAAAGTGTTGTGTTGCCGATTGTTACCATTGGAAAAAATATTAAAGAAACATTGGAAAAAGCCATTGTTATTCATTTTGAAGGAAAATGTATTGTAGAAGGTTATGTGAAAACCGGATCTTGTAAAATTATTACTCATTCAAGTGGATTGATACAAGGCATTCATGTAAAATTTGAGGTTGTATTTGAATGTTTTATATGTTCTCCAGTAGAAGGAATGTTAATCCCTTGTGTTGCCAGAAATATTACTAAAGCAGGTATTCGTGCCGAAAGCGACGAAGAATCTCCATCTCCAATTGTAGTCTTTATCATGCGAGACCATAATTATATGAATAAATATTTCACCAGTATTAAAGAAAATGACAAATTTATTGTCAGAGTGATTGGTCAACGTTTTGAGTTGAATGATAAATATGTTTCAATTATAGGCGAGGCGGTTGAACCAAAAAAAGATTATACAAAAAGCACTTACAAACCTAAATTAGTAATTGAGGGTTAAATTACCTGGATCTAAAATAAAAATTGAAAACTATTTTTTATTTTGTAGTTTACATAAAATAAAAATATAAAAATATAAAAATATAAAAGTAATATTAAAAGAAATATTAGAAGTAACAAGCAACACTAAAAAACAAAAAAGATGAATAACTTTCCAGAAAAAATTTGTTTAGGATCAAGTGGTATCACAAATATTAGTTTTGAAAATTATATATCAAATTTGAGTGATGATGTGAAACATGATACACTTGAATTGTATATAGGAAACAATAGATTAACTGGTAACATTTCTTTGAAAGAATTACCAAATTTGACATCTATTAGTTGTCAAAATAATGAAATAGAAGAATTTGAAGAGCCTATTCCTAATAATCTAATACGAATTTGTGTTTATAATAATAAATTAAGAAAATTACCCAAACTTTCGGAAAATTTAGAATTATTGTCAATCATGAATAATGAATTAGAAGTTTTACCAGAATTACCGTTGTCTTTGAAATGGTTGTTCATTAATGACTATTTTAGAAATTCTAAAATACAATTAGATTTTACCAAGTTCTCGTTTCAAAGCAAGAAAAGTTTAGCGTATCTTTTGAATAAACCCAATTTTAGAAACGATTTAAACCCTGAACAACTGGAAATTATCTATCGCTTCAAAGAACAACAGCGCGATGTTGCGCATTTTAAAGAGGCGCTTTTTTTGAAAAAGAATTATGATGAGCTTTGTCATGAAAATCGCAACAATAACATATTTCAGAATTTAACTAAATTATTTGTTGTCATGAATGTTATGGAATTCTTGGGTGAAGATATGTAACAATTCTATTCAAGAATTATTTATAGTTATAATATATTATATAAAAAAGATATGTGTTTTTCAGAAAGGGCAAGTATAGTATCTTTTTTCTTTGGTATAATAGGATCATTATTATTGATATCCTTGGGAAGTGTCAATAATAAAATAATAGGTTGTTATTTGATGTATATAAGTTTGATGCAAATCATTGATTTTCTCCTTTGGAGACATCAACTATGCGACAATTATAATCGGATGATTTCATTGTTGGGAATGTTATTGAATCATAGTCAGCCACTGGTTTTGGGGATCATCATTTTATTATTCAATCCAAAACACAAAAATATAATATTGACATTAATGTTCGTATATTTGTGCGTTGTTATTCCATATTCAATACCTTTTATAACGGATAAAAAATTACAATGTACATTAAAAGGTAAAAAAAAATATTTATTATGGAATTGGAATTTAATGAAATATTACATCATTATGTATCCTACGTTTTTGTTTATAATTTGTGGAATGTTTATATATGGGCTTACGAATTATAAGATTGGATTATTTTTTGCATTAACCGCTACCATACTGTTTGTTTCAAGTTATTATATATATAAAACAAAATACTTGGGCACTATGTGGTGTTATTATAGCGTTTTTGTTCCTATTATTTTGTATTTAATACAGTATTATAAATTTTTAAAAAAGATTTAAACAAATTTTGTACTATTAATTATAGTATAAGTATGACTGATTTTTTTTGCGTAGAAGAAAATATTTCCAATTCACTTGGTGGTAGTTATATGTTAAACTCTGAAGAACCTGTGTATAATTTAAATTTAGATTCTGTGGAAAATGATATTGATGAAGAAGAACCATTTAACATTCCAGAATTGAATAGTATTCGTGAAAAAATAGAATCTATGCCAAAATTTAATCAAATTGAAGTATTACGAATCTTGAGTGGTTACAAAAATATTACATTAAATGAAAACAAGTATGGGGTTTTAATAAATATGACGGATTTAAAAAAAGAGGTTATTGAAAAATTAAAAGAATATATTAGTTATGTCAATACACAAGAAATAAATTTAAATGAATTTGAATCGCGAATACAGGAATATAAAAATATATATTTTGTAAAAGATAATAAAGATAAAGACATAAAAGATACTAGTAAGAATAATAAGAATAAGAATGTATAATCATACCCACCGTAATAATTATAACAATTGTAACAATTATAACAATTATAATAACAATTATAATAATAATCGTAACAATAATAGACAACCTTATAAAACTCCGCAACAAAAGAGAGATTATAATGATGTAATAAAAAATTTACAAGATTATATGTTATCAAATAAGCTGTTGGTTCAATCGTTGAAATTTAGGGGTACTGTCACTGGAAAAAACAAAAAACATCAAATCATGACCAGTAATGAAACGCTACAAGAAAAAAAGGAAATCATTATGAAAAAAGAAAAGAATAAATTTTTTTATCCAGCTCAAAAGGACCAGTTATATTGGTGTTTTTTTATTATTAAAAACGGGTTTGACGCATATGAATATCCTGATATATCCAGTTTTACCAATGAAAAGAAGGAAAAATTTAAATGTGTCGATAGTTTGAGACAAAACAAGCAACAATTAAAAGTAAAGAAAATCAAAAACATAAAGGAAGATGTAGAAGACGAATTGGTGAATCGCGAACGCATTAGTATGAAGACCTTTATTGCTCTTTGTGTTGCGTCAAACTTGAATATTTTGTATATTCAAAAACGCAAATGTTTTGAGTTGATGTTTGATGAGGAATCGCCCATACACGTGGTTCATGAAATGTCTGATGGTAAATATTGTTATGAGCAATGTGCTACAAAAGAACAGACAGATTATTATCGCAATACATTTTTCAAATGGGAAAGCATCGAAAAACCGTTGAAAGCAGTGGGGTCATACACATCAGATGAATTGGTTGTATTGTCTGAAAAATTAGGTTTAGAAACTATGAAACCAGGAGGAGTTGATAAAAAGAAAACCAAAAATGAATTATATGAGCAAATCGTTTTGAATATTTTATAGGTTGGGTGGTTTTTTTGGATTTTTATACACATTTTACACTTTTATTTTATATCTATATGTATATGCTAAAAATAATAATTTTATGTATTATAATTATAATTATAATTATAATTATAATTATAATTATAATTCTACTTTACATTTCATACAAATATGTATATGTATATAGTGTAAAAAATTCTAAAACAAACTATCCATGCAATCAAGATTTAACGGAAAATGAATACATAAATCATATGATAACACATCATGAGGTTGCTGTTTATATGAGCGAAAAACATTTACATAATACAAAAAATCCTATAATGTTTGACATATTAAGAAATATAATAAGATTACAAAATTATGAAATAAATATAATGAAGGATACAAAAATAGTAAAAAACACAAATAATGAATTAAAGTTCAATAAAAATATATTTATATTATAATATAATATAATGTCTTCCAAATCCCAAGAAATTGGTAAAAATAATTGTCCTATCTGTTTTCTTGAGGTTGAAGAAAAAAATAGAATGCGCTGTTACCAATGTATGACTTGTGAACAAAAATTTCACGCAAATTGTGAAATACAGTGGAACAATATGCGAAAACCCGACAATAGATTATTAAGCGACGATATTCTTATTTGTCCTGTTTGTAACGGCGATTCAATTGCTTATTGTTCAAATTTAACACACGATATGAACGCCGACATAAAAGCAGCCGTTCAAGAGAATAAATATAGAAAAGTAGGAGGAAAACCTAGAAAAACTAAAAAAACTAGAAAAACAAAGACAACTAGAAAAACTAAAAAAACTAGAAAAACAAAGACAACTAGAAAAACAAAGACAACTAGAAAAACAAAGAAATAAAACAAATAACTTAATAAATAATCGGCGTTTGAAATGTAAAAGGTGTAAAAAATAAATCTGGAAACAGGTGTATTTTTTATTTTTTTTATTTTTATAAAAGAAAACTTGATTAATGTTCAATAAAAATATATTTTATAAAAATTGATTATAATATAAAAAATATGTGTTAATATAGTATATGACAACAATTGTAGATTCAAATTTAGAACAACGAAAAACTAGTAAAACAAGTCAAATGGAGGAGAATACAGAAACTATGATGTCAAAGAGTATGACAAAAACGACTTATAAAACCGGAAAATACACTAGTGAGCAAAAATCCGCGACATCGACACAATCTCCGCAAGTTCTATTTGAAAAAATGGTTGAAAAATTTATGGAAAATAAACCGTATGAAAAACAGATTGATATGAATCATGAATTGGAAGTCCGTTTTGGTACGCGAGGAATCAAACCATTAACCAAAATTGATTATAACAATGTGATTCAAAAACTGAAATCTCTAGGATTTTCAAGTGCGAATGAAGAAGGCGCCTATATGCTGCGAATACAGAGTGAATTTTTGGATCCGGTTACAGGAACTTTTAAAATATCAAACAATATAAGAACTGAAATACGCGGTTTTCAAGTCATTCAAGATTATTGTAAACACAATGATTTGAATAAAATATTAAAATCGGATTATTATTCAGGAAATAATGTCGAGTTTCATAAAAAATCGTTATATAAAAGAGAAAATGACAGTTATTTTCCGGTGAATTTTGATGATTTCAACTTTAGAGTCTCTTATCAAACAGAAGAACGCATGAGGTCGTCAAATCCAATCATTCGTTCACTGGTTGAATCCTGGGAAAAAAGTAAGAAAGTGTTTCGTTTTATTAATCGGGTAAGTTTTTCACACCCAGATATACCCATTATGGTGGATCTAAGTATTGTAAAAAATTCAACTTTGATTATTACCAATAATGGTAAAAAATTTATGAAACCGGTGTATACTACCGCTGATTCGGGTGTTTTTGAAAATCCTGAAGTATATGAAGTTGAATTGGAGGTGAATAATAGTCAAGTTGGTCCAGGTACATCCTATAATAACCCAGCTGCGTTGTTGGCTGGAATCAGAAAAGCAATTAAATTTGTTTTAATGGGGCTACAAGGAACAAATTATCCAATTTCCTATCCTGAACAAAACGATATTTTACACGAATACATGAAAATGATACATGTGGAAAATTACAACCCAGACAAACGTATTTATACATCTGATTTTATTGGACCTTCATCCAATACATTACAGTTAGAAAATATTCTCCCCGTAAACAAAAATACAACGAACTATATAAGTATTTGTAGAGATTATTGCGTTACGGAAAAAGCGGATGGCGAGCGTCATATGATGTATATCTCAAAAAAGGGGAAAATATATTTAATTAATAATCGTATGAAACTTATATTTACCGGTGCTGAAACAGAAAACGTTGAAACATTTTACTCATTATTAGATGGTGAAATTGTTCTACACGATAAGAATGGTAAATTTATTAATTTATATGCCGCGTTTGATATTTATTTCAAGAACGGTGTTGACGTAAGAAAATACGGATTTATTCCCAAATCGGAAGAAGAATTAAAGACAAAATATAGATTACCTATTTTAAGTAATTTGATTAAAGAGTTGAAACCACATTTTATCATCACTGGTCAAAGTCAAAATTCAAAAGAAAAGACGGTTAAAAAAGATTTGGGATTATCACCTGTACGCATTGAATGTAAAAAATTCTATAGTTCATCCACGTCAACCAAGAATGTAAATGGGCCTATTACCATATTTAACTTGTGTAAAACCATTTTAGAAAAAGAAAAAGATGGTCTATTTGAATACAATACCGATGGTTTGATCTTTACACCTGAGAACATGGGTGTCGGTGCGAATAAAATAGGCGAGGCGGGTCCTCTCAAAAAGATTACATGGGATTATTCTTTTAAATGGAAACCTCCACAGTACAATACGATTGACTTTTTGGTGACGACTGAAAAAGAAAACGGGGTTGACATGGTGACAACCATATTCCAAGAAGGCACAAATACCAACAATATGAATCAATTAAATCAATACAAGACACTGGTGCTTCGTTGTGGTTTTAATGAACGCAAAGACGGGTTTTTAAATCCGTATCAAGATATGTTGGACGATAAATTACCTAGTTTTAGTCAGTCCGGATCAAGACTTGAAAATGAAAAAGAATATTTACCTGTGAGATTTTATCCAACAAGTCCACCTGATCCTATGGCGGGAATATGTAACATTATGCTTGATAAAGACGAGACGGGTGTGTATCAAATGTTTACCGAAGAAAGAGAAGTCTTTAGTGACAATACGATTGTTGAATTCAGGTATGAGATGGATAACAAATCAACTTGGCGCTGGATTCCATTACGAGTTCGTTATGATAAAACAGAGGAATTGCGTCAAGGAATACCCAATTTTGGAAACGCGTTTCATGTTGCCAATAGCAATTGGTATTCTATTCATAATCCAGTGACAGATGAAATGATCAGCACAGGTAATCATATTCCTGCGGAAATGGTGGATGAAGATGTATATTACAATCGCGCCGGAGTGAAATCCCAATTGACAGTTGGGTTACGCGATTTCCACAATTTATTTGTAAAGAAAACATTGATTGTTGGAGCGTCCAAAAAGGGAAATACTTTAATTGATTATGCGTGTGGAAAAGGAGGTGATTTTCCCAAATGGATCAAGGCAAATTTGTCGTTTGTCTTTGGAATAGATATTTCAAAAGACAATTTGGAAAATCGCATAGATGGTGCTTGTGCGAGATATTTAAATTATAAAAAAACCATCAAGTATGTACCAGACGCATTATTTGTGAATGGCAATAGTGGTGCAAATATAAGAAGTGGTGCGGCAATGTTGAATGACAAGGCAATTCAAATTACGCGCGCGGTTTTTGGCGATGGTCCAAAGAATGAGGATAAACTAGGTAAGGGTGTTTATAAACAATACGGAAAAGGTGATGACGGGTTTAATGTCTCATCATGCCAATTTGCCTTACACTATTTCTTTGAAAATCAAGTGACGTTCCAAAATTTTATGAGAAATGTTGCGGAATGTACAAAATTAGGTGGGTATTTTATTGGTACTTGTTATGATGGTAAAAGTATATTTAATATGTTGAAAAATAAACAGCCAGGAGAAAGCGTGGAAATATACAATGGTGACAATAAAGTATGGGAGGTTAGAAAAGAATATGACGATACTGATTTCTTGGATGATGTCACCAGTCTTGGATACCAAATTAATGTATATCAAGAGTCAATCAACAAAATGTTTCCCGAATATTTGGTAAATTTTGATTACATGGAACAAATCATGGTAAACTATGGATTTAAATTATTGACACGCGATGAGGCAAAAGAGCATGGTTTACCCAATGGTAGCGGAATGTTTAATGAATTATTTATATTGATGGAAGAAGAAGCGAAACGCAACCGTTCAACTTTAAAACAGAATGAATATGGCAATGCGTTATCAATGAATTCATACGAGAAAAAAATATCGTTTTTGAATCGTTACTTTATATACAAGAAGATATCAACTGTCAATGCTGAAAAGATGTCGATTGAATTGATTGAAGAAGGTATTGATGAAAAACGAAAATCAAAGAGAACCACTACAAGTACTAGCTCAAACAATTCGAGTTCTCAATCGTCCACATCCTCAAGTAAAAAGACAAAAACACCAAAGGCTTTAAATGCTTCAAAATCTACAACTGAAACAAAGGCAAAAAGTAAAAAAAATGGTACAAGTAAAATAACAAGTTCAAAACCAAAAATACAAAAATTAGATAAAGTCTTGATTTTAGATGATACAAATGAAATAATACAAAGCGAACCTGTTACAAATATGGTAAATGATGTTGAAAAATCTCTTATGGAAAAAGAAATGACAGTTAGACCAGAAAGAAATACCGGGGAAGAAAAAGAAAAATTAGTTATAGATGAAACGTCGGTCATTGATAATACAGCACTTCCAATAGTAACATTAACAAAAGAAGAGCCTGAAATGATGACTAATGTGAATACAGAAACAAGAGCAATAACGGAAACAAAAGTAATTCCTGAGGAGGAGGTGGTGGTCTACGAGTCTAAAAAGCACCGCAATAAGTATTACATCATGGATAAAGACACAAATAAGCCACAATGGATACAGCTTTTAGAAAATAAAAAGTATCCTTCTGGTTACTATTATACTGATACTGATAGACAGCAAAATGTTGGTATAGATAAACTGGTGGTTAACAAGGATTAGGATGGTATAAAGAAAAAAAGTTGGAAATGAAAAAGAAAAAAATAAAACTTGTCATTGAAGAATAAAATAAAAACAAAATAAAAACTATTGATAGAATTGACTTAAATGTAAAATAATTATAATATATAATACAATTATTAATTGAATATGAATTATTATATATTACCAAAAAAAAATGATAAAATATCAATCAATATAAACACGACAAATGGTAAAAAATTAGAACCAGTAGTGTCATCATCAGTATATCATTATTTAAATCTTGTTTTGGGACAAATAGAAGAAATAAAAAAAAGGGATAATTTCATTAATTATGATTTAATTTATAAAATTTCAAATCCGTATGAATTTATATTTTCAAATGTTCCTGGATTAAAATATTCAGTTAGTAAACTGAAACCATTAAATAATATTTTTTATATTTTTATGGAAATACTGATAAATTTTAATATATTGGATTTTTTCAACAATGTTGAGATAAAAACATTTTTTTATGGAAAAAACATTAGTTCAACCATAGAATGCATGAATATGTTACGCGAAGATTATAATGATATATACCAGTTTCACAGTGATATATCACCAATCACTAGCGAAGATTTGAACTCAAGTGAAAAAAAATCATTTGATTTTATGTTTTTTGAATTAAAAAATTATCTAAGAGAAGATCAAACAAATGAATATATCATAAGTATGATTCGATGTTTACAAAGAATACTTATTTACCAAAAAAAGAATGGAATTTGCGTAATAAAATTAAATAATATATTTTATAAACCATTGATTGAAATTTTATACATATTGACAAATTTGTATGATAAAATATATATAGTAAAAATGAATACTACAAATATTGTAAATGGTGAGCGAATCATTGTTTGTAAAAATTTTATTCAGAATGATGAATATTGGGTTGAGCACGATTCAATAAAATATTTGGGATTTGCACAAAAATTACAATTACAACTTGATAATATTAGTGCTTCAAATACAAATTCCAATAATGATGTTATTATTGAATCCATCATAGATAATAAATTACCGTATTATTTTATAAATAAGATAGAAGATTCAAATGTAAATATAGGTCATTCGCAAATAGAACAATTGGATTTAATATTGTATATGATTAAAAATAAAAATCGAGATGAAAAGATTGAAACAATTAAAAAAAACAACATCATTAAATGTGCTCAGTGGTGTGAAAAATATAAAATTCCATATAATAAATGTATCGATAAAATAAATATATTTTTACCCTGTGCGAATTATATTGCCGAAACAATTGAAAATATTGATAATGATGATGAAATAATTTCAAACATTTTAAATAACCATTATATCATAAATGATGATGACCAACTTTAACTCCAATTTGTACTTATACCATTATTTGCCACGGTAGGTCCGGCGCTGAGATTTCCCAGGTCTATAACCGCTTTTGACAAGAAATCATTCGATTTTTTGAAACAAGTTTTTGGATTGTCTTGCTGTTTATACATGAATGGATAATATGGATTAGGGACACATTTTGGCGTCTTGGTTTTGTAAATAAGTGGAGTATATGGTTGTCCTCCAGGGTTCGCGTATACAGTAGAAAACCCGGCACCCTTTAATACATTGTTTTGATATACATTTTTCTCAATGGTAGTTAATCCCAGTTTCAATGTTCGTGTACTACTAGACACGCCGCCTTGTACTGCGAATTGGGGATTATTTGGTTTATAAACGACCAATTTACAACCGCGTGGATTACTTGGTCCGTTAAGCGATACGCCCAAATAAGGATTTAATATAATATTTTTGAATACTTGATTTGCCTGTGCCGATTTTCCGGATGGTAATGTATTCAAGAAATTCACATACTCTGCGATTGTTTTTATGCTTAATGTATTAAAATAGGCAATATCATCGGTATTTAATGTTCCATCACTGTTCATGATTTCATAAGCAAATATAATAAGATCCGCTTCCGTAAAATCATTTAATCCGGTATTTGGATAACAATTCGCAACATATAAATTGGTGCTACTATATGGACTACCTGGTTTCACAAATTTGGTTAAACTTTCAACGGTGGAATTATTAATGAGGTTTTCTGTTCCTGAATAAAAATTGAAAATACGTTGCTCATAGGTTTGACAACGGTTTTGACGATATTGTTGAAGTGTCGTGTAATAATTCTTTTTTAAATTAGTGCTTGCCGGGCGGACACGGAGTAGTGCTTTTCTTTGTTCATTACAACAGTTTTGGGGTGTTTGGCAAACAGGTAGTGGATTGTTTGTTAAATAGTATTCAGGGTAATAATTTGTTACTAAACCAATTCCTTTACAATTGATACAATTTTTGTCAAGTTGATTTGTTTCATTTGTTTCATCAATTGGATTTTGCTTTACTGAATATTGTCCAGGGTAATCAATGGTTTGTCTAATTAAGGAAGATGAAGTTGAAGACCTTACTTGACGGTTGGGGTTGATTTCTATATATTGGGTTGGGTCGTCGGGGTTGGTTATTATAATTGGGGTGGGTGGATTGGTGGTTGTTCCTTTACGGTATTGCCATTTTTGTGGGCGTGGTAAGCCAAAACCGGTGGGATATATATTGGTAGGGTCATTATTTGTTAAAGGACGAATATTCCCGGAGGTGATTGCGGCAGGATTGCTATATAGACCAGTTCCTTTCCAAGTTACATATCCGCCTACATTTGATCTATTATTATAAGATCCCATTCCTTGTGGGAGAGGAGATGTTAAAGTTGTCATTATTTATATATAAATATATAAAATTTTTCTTTAGATAATATAATATGTTGATTGAAATATTAATAATATTATTTACCATAATTATTTTTTATGAAATCTTTAATGATGTTTTTTTAAACCGTTCTTTAATGTATGAAAATTTTGATACAACATCAAATGATAAATTATCAGACCAAAATAATAAAGATGTTGAAAAATTAAAAAAAGAATTTGCTTCTCAAAATCAAAACTTGACTAATATAAATACAAGTTTGGCTAAAATGAATAATACTATAAATATTCTAAATCAAAAAATAAAAGCAAAATCGGGAGACGCCTTACAAAAATATAATGAAATTACTGAAGGAGCTGATGTAGACATTAATAATACTGAAAATATTTGATTTTTATTATAAATAAAATCTTTATAGTTGATATTATATATTCTTTTTCTTTAGAATATATATTATGTTGGTTGATTATTTAATTCATTTTTTAATTTTATTATTTATTATCATTATTTTTTATGAAATTTTTAATGATACTTTTAATAATAGTTTTAATAATGTATTATACGAAGGTTTTGGTAATAATAAATCTAATTATACATCACCAGAATATGTTGAGGCATTTAAGAATGTTCAAACGGCAACTGATGAAAAAAATGATGCGGACTCAACCGTAAAAACAATTTCAAAAAAATTAGATTCAGCTAATAAAACAGCATCAGCCGATTCTGCCGATGCTGAAACGGAAAAAAATAAAGCATCTAAATTATACGAAGTCGCAAAGAAAACAAATAAAAAGGGAGATATAACAGACGCTGATGATGCTAAAAAGGTTGCGGATAAAAAAGTACAACAATCACTAAGCTCACAAGCTATTGTAAATAGTATTTCAAAAGATCTTTCCGACGCAGAAAAAAATGCTCAAAATGCGGCAAATAAATTAGATAAGGCAAATAGTAAATTAAAACAAGCAATTGAATTGGAAGATGCTAATGATAAAGCAAAAGCTGATGCGGATGCTAAGGCAAAAGCTGATTTGAAAGCAAAAGCTGACGCACAAGCAAAAGCTGACGCACAAGAAAAAGCTGACGCACAAGCAAAAGCTGACGCACAAGCAAAAGCTGACGCACAAGCAAAAGCTGCTGCTGAAGCAAAGGCAAAAGCAGACGCACAAGCAAAAGCTGCTGCTGAAGCACAAGCAAAAGCTGAAGCCGACGCAAAATTAGCCACAACCGCAAAAGAAAAAGCAAAAGCAGAAGCAGCTCTAAAAGAAGCGGCAGAAGAAAAAGCAGCAGCGGATGCTAAGGCAAAAGCTGCTGCGGATGCTAATAGAAAGGCCGCGGCTCAAGCAAAAGATGCTGCTGAAGCAAAAGCTGCTGCGGATGCTGAAGCAAAAGCCTCAGCGGAAGCAAAGGCAAAAGCAGACGCACAAGCAAAAGCAGCAGAAGAAGCAAAGGCAAAAGCAGTGGCTAATGCTAAGGCAAAAGCTGATGCCGATGCGAAAGCTGCGGAAGAAGAAAAAAAAGCTGCGGATGCTGAGGCAAAAGCTGCGGCGGAAGCAAAAGCAAAAGCAGACGCACAAGCAAAAGCTGCTGCTGAAGCAAAGACAAAAGCAGATGCACAAGCAAAAGCTGCTGCTGAAGCACAAGCAAAAGCTGAAGCCGACGCAAAAGCGGCCACAACCGCAAAGGAAAAAGCAAAAGCAGACGCAGCTCTAAAAGAAGCGGCAGAAGAAAAAGCAGCAGCGGATGCTAAGGCAAAAGCTGCTGCGGATGCTAATATAAAGGCCGCGGCTCAAGCAAAAGATGCTGCTGAAGCAAAAGCTGCTGCGGATGCTGAAGCAAAAGCCGCAGCGGAAGCAAAGGCAAAAGCTGAATCGGATGCTAAGGCAAAAGCTGCTGCGGACGCTGAAGCAAAAAAAACTCTAGATTTTCAAGAAAAATCGAACTTTAAAAATAATACACAAATAATACCATCATCAGGATCATTATCAGGATCACCATATACATCAGGATCATTATCTGGTTCATCATATAGATCAACATCAGGATCATTATCTGGATCACCATATACATCCGGGTCATCATCTGGTTCATCATATAGATCAACATCAGGATCATTATCTGGATCACCATATACATCCGGGTCATCATCTGCTAGTTCTTCTATGCCGGTTACTAATACAACAATAAACGTAGTTGAACCTGGTAATAATAAGAGTAAGACAACAATGACGCCTTCTAGTGTTAATAATCAATACATGATATTAACACAAAAAAACGCAGGTGAAATTTTATTATTAAAGAATCAATATGAATCAAATAATAATACAATAACAGATGTAAAGGGTTATATGACAAAATTATTTGATAATGTAGAAACATTAAATGACCAAATAAAAGCAATAAATGGGAAATAAGATTTATTGAAATAAATTATAATGTGAATAAATTATAATGTGAATAAATTATAATGTGAATAAATTATAATGTGAATAAATTATAATGTGAATAAATTATAATGTGAATAAATTATAATGTGAATAAATTATACGGTGAATATAATATATTTTTCTATTTGTATATATTATATAAAATAATGTCTAATAAAGATAATAAAAAAACTGATAAAAAAACTGATAAAAAAGATGTTGAGCCATCTAAGGGAAAAAATAACAATTTTACAGACATAAATGAGGCGCAACAAAGTTTATTAGGTCAAGATTATCCATATTGGAAAAACATTAAAAACCCGGAACAACTTGGAATGTCTGACGCGGGATCATTAGAAGTCATGGGAAAAGATGTAGCTGGATTAATCAGTTATGTTGAATTACTTGTTACTGGTAAAAGTAAAGCCAGCGCAACTGGGGAGTCTTTAGGCAATAAATTCTTTTTAAACACTGGCGCAAGTTGTTTAGATTCTAAAAGTAAAAAAGAAGTTGACCGTTATATTTATATTAATAATGTGCCAAAAGGTAATATTCCTTTTATATCATATGGTATGGGAACAAATTTCAAAGAATTTAAAGGTCTCATTCCGGGAGCAATGAGCTCGCTCAACACATTAAATCCAATGACTGTTTTACAAGGATTTACTGAAGGTTCAATGCCAGAATGTAAAAAAATAACTCTTGAAACAATTGACACAAAAAACAAAAAGTCCAAGGAAACCCATTATATTACAGTGTCTGACTTGAATGTAATGGACCCATGTGATTTCCCTGATAAAAAAAATCCGGAAACGAAACAAAAATGTAAAGAAATATTTACCAATATGGATGAGTCTGAATTTGGGTATGAAATGGGATTGCCAAAAGATCCCATCGTTCAATTATATTTTGCTGGATTAGGATTATTTGGTATTTATATTATTTACAAAATCATGGGAAAAAATAAATATTAGAAATTTCATATACACTTTTACAGATTTATATAAATTTACATAAAATCATTTTATTTATGTAAATCAATCAAATTAAATCAAACGAAACAACAAAAATGCGGCTAAACCACCTGCTATTTCGGCAACAATATATGGTATAATTTCAGAAAATACTAATTTACCACTGGCAAATAAAGCGAGTGTTACCGCAGGATTGAATGACCCGCCAGAAATTGATCCACCGATTAACGTTGCCACGGCTAATGCCGCGCCGATTGCTAAATAATTACCGGTCGCAAAAATAATAAAAACCAAAAACAAGGTTCCTAAAAATTCAACAATATACTTGTTCATTATATATTGTCTTGATAAAAAATAAAACCCTCAACTACCTAAAAATCCAAAATCCAAAAAAAATAAAATTAATAAGTTTGGCTAACAAGTGCGCCCCATGCGCAAACGCGTCCGTTACATAAACTCGTATTATAAATCGACCCCTTCTTCGCAGGCGCAACGCACCCACCGGCTCTAGAAAATTTGAGCGCAGTTTTGACATCATTCCTGTTGTAATTTTTATAGCTCAACAAAGCGTCGTTTGGTAATCCTTGTTTAAAAGAACTCTTACCAACCGCAGCGCTTTTCTTTGCCGAAATATACATGGATGAACATTTTGGAGCATTGTATTTTGTGGATTGAGAGACCAAAAAGCTTTGTTGTAATCCAGCCGAATATACACTGGTAGGCGGAAGATTTGACTCCATTTTGGTGCCAGTATTCATGTTATATTGGGTGGTACGGGTTCTTAAATATTGGCGACGTGCGTTTGAAAATTCACTGGCGCCATCCGACGGATAAAATTGTGGTGGATTTGGGTGTTTTCCTGGAAGCTCACCATAATTATGACGAGGCATCATTAATGGTGTCCTGTTGGTGCTTAATGGTCCAATTACTGGCGCGCTTACGTATCCGCCATAAGGAATATTGGTATATTGTTTATAGGCTACAGTAGTCATTATGTATATACTATCCTGCGAAAATAATTAATCATTACAAACAATAAATCCCCTAGGAAAGTCTAATAACCCTAACCTCACGTTTCTCTCTTCCATACAAAATTATAATTGGAAAATTATAATTAAATTATAAAATTATAAATGTAAAACAATAGATTTAGTATCTTCTCACATGTCTCCAGGCACTTTGGGATGCCGAGCTTTGATCGCCACCATAAGATGCGTCATTGTAATTCTTGTTAACCGCTTTTTGTTTCGCATAACGAGTATAATCTGAACTGTCATAGACATATTTCACGTTACAAGCGGAAGGTTCGATTCCAGAATTGTCACATTGACTTTGAATATGACCAAAACGTTGTTTTAATCCGTGTAATCTTGGACGACTTTGAAATGTTTGACATGGTCCACCACATGAATAATATGGACGACTTAACAAATCACCCGCATTGTTAATTGCTCTAAATGGGGTGATGATTGATTTTTGGTTGTTTACCTTTCGCGCATAATTGGTATTCCATGCGTTTTTCAAGGTGAATCTGGTTTCGGCAAATTCATTATCATTATTGGTAGTGATAAGTGCTTGTGGAATAAACCCTGGTAATCCACCGCCTAATTTACTTCCTGGATATAAGTTTACAAAATTTGTTAATGAAGCTGATGTAAAAGTATGATTCGTATTAAAACTTGCTTGAGATCCGGCTCCTGGCATATATATAACAAATATATAAAAATACTTATAAAATACTTGTAAAATAAAATAAAACTCCTAAACAAAGACTTTAATTTTTCTCTCAAAACAAATTTACCAAATATAAAATATTCAATTTTGAATCATCTTTACACAAAAATATAATATACCTCTATTATATGTTTGTTATTGTAAAAATACTTATAATAATGCTCACTTTGGCGACATTTGACTTTTTCTACTTGTACTCCATGCGAACAATTTTTGATAAACAAGTTACACAAATACAGGGATCACCTATATCTCTTGACTTTTTTGCGGGTATATTATGTTATATTGCTCTCGCTTTTGGTCTTTATTATTTCATATTAAGAGAGAAAAAGCCGTTATTAGACGCATTCCTTTTAGGAGCAATTATTAATGCCGTCTATGAAACAACCAGTAAAACGTTCTTTAAAAAATGGTCCTATAAAATCGTCGTTTTGGACACCTTATGGGGTGGTATTTTATTCACCTTGAGTACCTTCGTCTTACGGAAGTTCTTTGCTTTTTAGACTTTATTTTACGGCGTGTTAAGTTTCCACCGGTTTTTACTTTCTTTTTTTTATTTTTATCTTTCTTTTCAGGTTTCTTTTCAGGTTCTTTTTCAAAATCAAAATCTATTAAACCACTTGTTAAATCTTTGTTTGATAATGATGACGTAAATGGATTACTAGTTATAATTGGCACTTTATCTGTTCCATTTACGAGTTCTTTGATAATATTGAGTTCTTCTGTTGTACTCCTAGTTTTTGAATTTAATTTTGGGTTTTTTATTTTTGAGATTGATAAAGAGCTTGATTTAGATTTAGATTTTGAGCTTGATTTTAAGTCAACATTTTCTAAAGCTAATTCTATTTGACATTTTCTTATTTTTTCTAATATATCTGGTTGTATTACCGTTTCAAAAATAATTTTTTCATTCCATTTAAGATTTAATAGCCGTTCTCCAATTTCTTTTAATATATAATTTTTTTTAATATTTTCATCTTTTTTATCAATATCTATATTTTCATTTATTACTATTTTTCTAATTTCATTCTTATATAAATGATAATGTTGGTTCTTCATTATTTTTTCTATTTCTTTCGCACTATTTTTACTTTTTAATATTTCTTTTAACCTTTGTTTTATTTCATCTCTGGTTGCCGGATCAACTACTGTATAATTTTTTAGATCAATTGGTTCCAGTTTACCAACAATATTTTGTTCATGTGATTTACGAGTTTTATTCATTATATATATGATTATATTTTTTTGATAATAATATATTTTTCTAAATATAATGTATGTTGTTTGGAAAAAAAAATGATTATGAAAATTTTAAAAAATTTATTTTAGAAAATAGCATTATAGGAACAGCCGCGGGTGTAACGATTGGTGTCGCAAGTAAAGATTTAGTATTATCTTTATCAAGTGATATTATGGTTCCTAGTATTATTCTATTATTATACTGGTTAAATATTAAATCATTAAAACGTTATTTACCGAGTGGTAAAACAAAAATTGATTTTGAAAAATTTTTCAAAAATTTGTTAAGTTGGTTGATAGTTCTCATTGCTACATTTGCGTTTGTTATCATAACTTTTCATCATTTATTAGGTGTTAAAATAATAAGAGATGATAATGATGGTGGTAAACACAGTGAGCTAAAAAAATAAATAATTTCTTTGGATAATATATGCCAACTAAAAAAAGAAATTATTTAAATATGAATAAATCTAAAAAAAACAAAAGCAAAAAAAGAAACCATCCACATTTATCCAAATGTGTGAATGAAATGCCTGGTTATTTTAAAAATATAACAGCTACAATTGATACAAAAGCATTTAAAAATAATTTAGAATATTTAAGAAAAAAATCCAAAGGCGCGGATGTCATGCCGGTTTTAAAAGCGAATGCGTATGGACACGGTATTATTGAAATTGCCAAAATATGTAGAAAACTGGGCGTAAAATATATCGGTGTTGCAACTTTAGGTGAAGCAATTCAAATTAGAAACAGTGGTGACAAAGGTCGTATTTTAGGATGGTTGTATGATGTAAATAGTAATCAAGTAAAAGACGCCGTCGCAAAAAATATTGATATCGGTATTTTTGATGAAACACACATACCAATTATTTCGAAATCACTTCCTAAAAATGCGAAAGCAAATATTCATTTGTTTGTAGATACTGGTATTGATCGTAATGGTGTTCCATATGAAAAAGCCATAGTTGCCGCAAAAGAAATCGTAAGTGATCCTAAATTCAACTTGGTTGGCGTAATGTCACATTTATGTTGCGCTGAAACAAAAAACAACACACCAACCAAAAATCAATTCAAATTATTTAGAAAATTAAGAAAAGATTTGGCTGATTTAAATATCAACCCTGAATTATTCCATATTGCTGCGACAAATGGTATTTTAAATTATGATATTTCAGATTTTCCAATGGTAAGAAGCGGTGCTGGTTTTTATGGATTAGATGAAAGTCAAGATAAAAACCTTATTCCTGCTTTATCATTAACATCTAAAATTGCTCAACTAAAATATATCCCAAAAGGCGCTGGCGTCGGTTACGACAGAAAATACATTGCTCATCACAGAGAATACATTGGTATTGTGCCAATTGGTTATGCCGATTTATTACCATTGATTCCACATGAAAAAATACATGTAACTGTAAATGGAACAAAAAGAAAAGTATTGGGTCTTGAAAGTATGGATCAAATTGTGATACAGGCTAGGAAAGGAGATAAAATTGGGGATGAAGTGCGTTTTTTTGGAGATAAAAAGAAGGGGTTTACTAGTGCGATTGATTTTGCTGAACCAAGTGGAACAACCCCGTTCAATATTATAACTCATGTAGGTAATCGGGTGAATAGAATGTATATTTAATCTAATGCGTCGTCATTATTCGCGGCGCAATATTCATGGTTATTAATTCTTGGAACAACAATTTACACGCATAAGGTATTTCCACATAGGAGAAATCAGTACGGTTCTCACATGTTCTGCATATATGTATATGCATTTCATCATTGTATGTAGCAATCATTCCACATTTATTACAAGAATAAACATGGTATTTATCAGACGCATCATACATACGGCCCTTGGTGAATCGCGAGGCACCATGGGATATCATGGCATCTCTTTCCATCTCACCAAAACGGAGACCACCGTCGCGACTGCGACCCTCAGCCGGTTGTCGTGTCAAATTCACCATTGGACCAATCGATCGCGAATGTTGTTTATCATTCACCATATGTTTCAACCTCTGGTAAAAGATCGGTCCCATGAAAATACTACATTCGTGTTGTTCACCAGTCAATCCATTGTAAAGCAATTCATTCCCTCGTGATTCATAACCTAGACGCAACAATTCTTCGCAAATCGTATGAATCTCTAATTCGCCAAAACTCGTGCCGTCGCCAAACAATCCCAAATGTACCAACACTTTTGTCATAATTGTTTCTTTCAAATGCGCAATTGTCATACGCGATGGTATAGCATGCGGATTCAATATAATATCTGGACGAATACCTGATGCGGTAAAGGGCATATCTTCTTCGGGTATAATATTACCAATTGTACCTTTTTGTCCACTGCGTGACGAAAACTTGTCTCCAATCACCGGTTTTCTCACGGTTCTTAGTCGCACCTTGGCGAAATTATAACCGTCGCCATTTCGGTCAATATAATTCTTGTCAATATAGGTCTCCTCATCTGTACGGTAAATACGACTTTGATCTTCATATTTAATCAGTTTGGTATGATCATTACGATTTTCTTTAATCGGCACGACTTTTGAAATAATGACATCACGATTTTCGACCAATGTATTTTCTGGTATGACTCCGCGGTTATTGACCTTTTGGTAATTTGCGAATTTCATTCCCTTTGTTTTTGTCGGATCCGGTTTACAACGAATTTCTTCATCACCATTGATTTTCTGTTTGTCTTCGTCTTTTTCGGTATGATAAATTGTTGCTTGGAATAATCCACGATCAATGGATCCCTTATTGAATAACAAGGAGTCTTCCTGGTTATAACCCGTATGCGTCATAATTGCGACCACCACATTGAAACCAGAAGGGATCTTGTTTATTTTAATCATATCCATAATACGCGTATCCACCAAAGGTCGCGCCGGGGTATTCAAGACATACGCGGTTTTATCCATTCTGTTATCAAAATTGGTCACATAAACACCCATTGCCTGTTTTGCCTGAGCACATTGATACGTATTGCGCGGCGATTGATTGTGTTCCGGAAAAGGAATACATGATGCCAACACACCAAAGATTGTACTTGGATGAATTTCACAGTGAGTATGTTTAAACATTTCTTTTTTATCTCCAGTGTCCATCAAATCCGCAGGTTTCATCGCAATCATGCTCCAGGATTGTTCTTCTGGATCAATATATTCAATAATAGATTCGCCAATACTACAATTGGTAATCAAATCATTCCAACCGACTTTTCCACATTTAATATCTTCTATAATGCGTTTCTTGATCAAAATATTATTATCCCGAACCCGCAACAATGGTCGCGTCAATCTGCCCGCATCGTTACACACCCGGATTTCGTTGAATTTATAATCAAACACGATGGATGTATAGACATTGATGATACCCATGTATTTTTTCTCCTTCAACATTTGATACAGTTCCACCGGGTTTTCACTAATACCAACCCAAGCACCGTTAATAAACACTTTTGTTTTTTCATACATCTCGCGCGCACTCAAATTCTGTACAGGAATAATACTTGGCAATACATAGTCATACAAAGGACCACTGTTGGAATGAATCGTCACATGTGTCATGTAACTTAAATTTTTTACAACACCAACGGATTGACCTTCAGGGGTTTCCGCGGGACACAAGAATCCCCATGACGTATTATGAAGTTTGCGCGGTGGAATTAATTTACCGCTTTTATCAACCGGAGTAGAAATTCTACGTGCATGACTTAAACTCGAAACATATGTCAACCGGTTAAGCACCTGTGCGACGCCTACCTTGTTACTATTGTTCACATGTTTAATACCAAAATCACCTGTTGAAAGCGCGCGTTTAATACCGTTTTCAATCGTGGTTGACTTGATGATTTTATAAATATTGGTCATGTTGATAATATTCAGATAATCATCTGTAGATCTCCATGAACCCGTATTGATTTCTTTAATCACCTGTTTTTCCATATCTTTTACTAATTTGTTGAAATAATTACGAAATAAATTGTTTAAAAGCGCTCCCGTTAAATCAACTCGTTTATTCAAATAAGAATCACGGTCGTCTTGTTTCATTAAATCAAAACTCGTTTTCAATAGCATATTCGCAGTGTAACCGAGGAAATATATTTTTTGTTCCACTGTGGTACAATGCGGGAATAAATCGTTCGACAAAATATCCGCGGTAAATTCCGCTTTTTTTCTAATTCCAGTTTCCTTGTCCATGTTAATTGGGGTAAACATCACATAACTGGTAATATATCTGACCGCATCTTCCTTTGTCATACAGGTGTTTGACTCAATGATTGACGCTTGTAACGCCTTTAATAATTCCTTGTTCTTTTCGTCGTCAATATCAAGCAAGATATGTTCGCAAATATCTTTATCAGACAATACGCCTAGCGCTCGAAATACAATAAATAATGGTAGCGGTTGTTTTACACGCGGTAATTGTAGGTAAAGCGGACAACCAAACCCGTTGTTCTTGGATGAAATCATCATATTGATTTGTTTTGGTGAAATACATTTAAAATCGGGGACGGATTTCACCTCCGCCATCCAGGTATACTTGGTATTGTTCTTTGAAACATTAAAGCAGTACACACGATTTTCCGCTGCGCGTTCTTGACCCAATACGGTTTTTTCGGATCCGTTAATAATGAAATAACCACCCGCGTCAAATTTACATTCACCCGTATGACTATTGTCCACGTGTTTATATTGATTCAATACACAAATGTTTGATTTCAACATAATAGGTAATTTCCCAATATGAATTTTAGGGAGATTTTTATAAAAGGTTTGAATATTTTCTAAATTTGGACCATTTCTTACCATAAACTTGAGATTCATATCAATGGTCATTGCGGAAGCATAAGTGAAATTTCGTAATCGTGCCTCCTGCGGAAACATAAGCTTTGTCGCACCATTGTTTTCATGTATTTGTGGGCGATAAATATGGAAATTTTCAAAAGTCACATAAATTTCAAGAGAATATTTGCCACTTTTTGCGTCATAATCTTGTTCCGACGCGATTCTTACTGGATTAAACATCTCAATGGTCTTTTGAATTTGATATGAAACAAAATTATTATAAGACTCAAGTTGATGACGAATCAATCTATCTAAATGTTGACCCTTAAAATATGTTTCAATAATTGTCCACGGGATTTCAATGTATTGATCATTTTTAAGATCAAATTCTTCATCCTTTTTTTGTTCCTTTTCTTCGGTTGAGCAAATTTCTTGTTCTTTATTCATGGTTGGTATTATTGAAAACATAAGTGGGGTTACATTCTATTTCAATTTATTTTTAAATTGTTTTCATTATTAGTTTGTTTTTTGTTTTATCAAATGTATTTACAATTACATTTCATAATATATTTTACATTCTTCTTCTTCTACGCGTTTTCCTAGATTTCCTGGATTTCCTGGATTTCCTGGATTTTCTAAATTTCCTAAATTTTTTAGATTTTTTACCTCCCATACCAAATAAACTTAAAAAAAACCCTTTTTTAGGTATAGGTAATGTATTTGTATCCAAATAGTTAATATATTCATCTAACAATGCTTCCTTATCATACCAAGAATTATTTTCAATAGGTTTATATTTTTTCTCAAAAGTTTCTAATAATTCATTATTTCCGGAATTACGTATTCTATTTAATTTTTCTTCCTGTATTTGATTAAATTTACTTGCTTGATTCGCAGCATCCATCGACATTTTATACAATATACAAATATATTTATTTTATAAAAAACATACCTAAATATAAGTTTTGTTATTCAATAAATGACAAACAAGTATTATGATTATTCGCTTTTTTTAGAAAATATAAATAAAAAATATGAAAATATAGATACATCAAAGACAACCACAAATATTGATGAAATCAATAAAAATTATGAATTATATAATTCATTTTATAATTCAAATAAAATATTTCACTATTATTTACCCGAAAAAAATTCCGAAAATGTAAATAACCCAAATAATAGTCCAGAAGAAAGTATTGATCCTGAGAATAAAGACGCTGATAAATACAAACCGGGATCATACGCTTCCTGTATGAACTATAGCTCAACATTGTCGCTTTTTGAACCAGGACCTGTAACCAAACCTACAAGCGAAACAAAAAAAAGAAAAAAACCAGAATTAAAGATTATTATACCAGATCCAATAATAAAGAAAAAAGTCTCCATAAAAACAAAAATCAACAAATTAACAGATCTTCTTGATTTGATTGAGAAATATCCGTTACAAGAAAATATTGAATATGATATTAATATAACATCTCTCAACAAAATCAAAACGGAATTGGTGGAATTGAATCAAATGATTGGAATGAAAGAATTGAAAGAAAATGTCGTTGACCAATTATTGTATTACATACAAGATTTGAGTAAAAACTCCAATGATTATATGCATACAGTGATATATGGTCCCCCAGGTACAGGAAAAACTGAAATTGCGCGTATCATTGGGAAAATATTTGCGAATTTAGGCATATTGAAAAAAGGTGGTTTCAAAAAGGTAACACGTAGTGATTTGGTCGCTGGTTATTTGGGTCAGACCGCAATAAAAACCAAGGAAGTCATTGAAGAATGCTTAGGTGGTGTCTTGTTTATTGACGAGGCGTATTCCCTGGGAAATAATGAAAAACGCGACAGTTTTTCCAAAGAATGTATTGACACTTTGTGTGAGTCATTAAGTAATTACAAGGACCAATTGATGGTCATTATTGCCGGATATGAAGAAGAATTGAAAGACTGTTTTTTCACTTATAATCAGGGATTAGAATCGCGTTTCACCTGGAGATTCAAAATAGACAATTACAAACATGATGACTTGTTTAATATTTTTACAAAAAAAATAAAAGATAGTGGATGGACATATGATGAGAAAAATGAAAAAATATCAGCAGAATGGTTTGAAAGAAAAATGCCCTATTTCAAATTTTATGGAAGAGATGTTGAAAACATGCTTTCAAAGATAAAAATTTGCCATAGTAGAAGAGTGTTTGGAGATCCGGACAGTGAAAAAACAAAAATCACTTTTGAGGATTTAGAAAAAGGGTTTGAGATGTTTTTGAAAAATGATGAGGTGAAAAATCGTAAAAATTCGCAAGAATTAAACAAAATGTTGATGAGTATTTATGTTTAGAATTCTTAAGGTTTAGAATTAGGGTTTAGTCGTTTTATACGTAATTTTGTATTTGAATTATATTTCGTAAAATAATTACGTATAAAATATTGAAAGATTATAATATGTCAACAAAAAAAATAACAGTAAATCCAGATTTATTTAATATGAGTGGATCAACTAGAAAAAATAGGGGTGGCGAAAAAAAAGCTAAGCCTGTATTACCGATTCAAATCAATGAAAATTCTTTGAAGAAAAAGTTTTTAAATCGTATTAAAGAGCATAAAAATAAAGAAAAAGTAGAAAGTGGGGTAAAAAGTGGAAGTGGTCCGCAAAATGAAATCAGGATGAAAGAGCAAATTGCGAATCAAGGCAATGATGGAGATGAATTTCGCGATTCCTTACAATACTTGTCATTATTATCAAAGAAGAAAAAAGAAGATGATGTCAAAAAAAGAAATGTCGCAACATTACAAAACAAAACCGTAAAAAACCCGTATTCCCAGCCTGCGTCAAATATACCTCCACATGTTGAGTTGGAATTACCAGAAGAATTAAAAGAACCTATTCGGGTACCACCAGAAGCTCCTGTGATGAATTTGAATTTTGATGATAGTTATAAAAATTATTTTAATATTAATAATCAAAACAATAATCACTTTCAACAAACACCTATACAAACACCTATACAAAACCAACCAGAAGTGAATTCTTTTCATCCAGAAAATGACCCTCCCTATGGTTGTTTAAAAAACGCTAACAAACCGACTTACCGCACATGGGTAAAAACCAAAAGAAATACTAGCGAATCTGATGAAATAATACCATCATCAACAACATATTCATCAAACATTCATTTCTCTCCTGATCCTCAAAATGAAAGACAAAAAAGACTAGAACAATTAAGAAAGAAAATGAAGGAAGATGAAATACAGAAATTAAACTCATATAATAATCCCATAACAATGCCAGAAAAAGAAACGCAAATTTTAATTAACGACACCCAACCAGTTTCACAAGGCGGTGCCTCAAATTCCACGGAAGACGAACCCGATAAACTCTATATTAAAAAAACGATTAAGAAAAAGTATACACTCGGTAAATCGACACTTTATCGAAAAGTAGGCATATTAATCAAAAACAACGCTACGCGTAAGAAAATATTAAATGCCCAAAAGGACTTAAAGAAAAAATCCATTCACGACGTGAAAAAATATTTGGTAGAACGCGGTTTATTAAAAGTGGGAAGTAACGCGCCAAATAATGTATTAAGAAAAACCTACGAATCCGCCATGTTAACGGGTGAGGTGGTAAATCAAAACAAGGATATTTTAATACATAATTTGATGAATGATACAGGTGACCATGTATAATGTATTTCTTGGTTTTTATATTTACACCCTTGAAAATTTTAAACATTCATTTTAGATAAGTTTTTGTCGTTTTGTTAATTTTTGTCGTTTTGTTAATTTTTGTCGTTTTGTTAATTTTTGTCGTTTTGTTAATTTTTTATTTATTTTCTTTCTCTTTTTGCCGCCCTTTAAATGATAAATCATATATTCGGATTCTGGTATAAATCCGTTTTGTTCATAAAATTTTTTAGCTTCTGGTAATGAAAATATCACAATTTTATGTAAATCTAAGTTTTTTCCTAAGTTTTTCAATATATTTAATAACTCAGAACCTCTTTTTTTATCAGTATTATTATCAGGAACACATATACCTTTTGTCATAAGTACGTCTTTATTGGCAATTTTCATAATTCTAAAATTTACTAATCCTAATATTTCATACCCACCATGTATGAATATAGTTGTATTTTTATCATATAATATATTTGTTTTTAAATATTCAAGCATAGGGCTTCCTCTACAAAAGTCTTCTGTAATAAACGAATGTATTTGTTTTCTTTGGTCTGTTATAGGATTACCATCATTAAACTCAATTATCTTTAGATCAAGTAAAGCATTTTTTATCCTTTCATTATCTGTTATAAAAAAAAAACGATCCATATAATTTACAAAAGAAATTAATTTTACTTAAATATAATTATAACTCGCAAAAATCTAAAGAAAATATATAAAATAGAAGTTTGTAAATCATAAATGTGTAAAATAAAAATCAAAATATTATTTGACAAATACAAATTAAAATGGAATTAAAGAGAGAAATATATAGTATATTAGGAATAAGATAGGAATACATTATGGCATTATTAAAAGAATATTTAGAATTAACCAAAAAATATCTCCGCGAATACGGAGAGAAAACCGTCGTATTGATGCAAGTCGGTGCTTTTTTTGAGGTTTACGGTTTACAAGACAAAACGAGTGGAAATGTTTTTGGAAGTAAAATCACCGAGTTTTCCATCATTTGCGACCTCAATATTGCCGACAAAAAAATCTGCGTGGGTGCGGACTCGGTCATTATGGCTGGATTTTCCCATTACATGATTGATAAATACATTAAAAAATGTCAAGACGGCGGTTATACAATTGTCGTATATACACAAGACGAACAAAACAAAAACACTACCCGGAGTTTATCCGGTATTTATTCCCCAGGAACATATTTTGACCCGGTTTCATCCGTACAAATGACAAACAATACTACTTGTATTTGGATTAACACTGTAGATACATTTTGTTTTAATCATATTAGCGCGTTACCGCGAGGCAACAATATGCGGGTCTATGTCGGAATGGCAAACATAGATGTCATTACCGGGAAAACCAGTATTTTTGAATTTAACGAGACTTATTTGTTGAGCCCGACTACCTTTGACGAATTAGAGCGTTTTATTTCTATTTATAAACCAAGTGAATGTATATTGATTGGAAATATTGGTGAAAAAGAAATGGAACATGTGATTAGTTACGCAAATATTGAATCCAAATCTATACATAAAATATGTTTAAATGATGACCAAAGTCACCCGGATATCAAAGAAAAAATCCGGCGTACATTGAACTGCGAAAAACAAATATACCAGCGGGAATTATTGACAAAGTTTTATGAAATATCCGACTTTGACGCCTTTTATCAGAATTTTTACGAAAACAGTATTGCCACGCAGGCGTTTTGTTTTCTATTGAATTTCATTTATCAACACAATCCGTATTTGGTCAACAAAATCAGCCAACCTAAATTTGAAAATTGTAGTGACCGACTCATACTTGCGAATCATTCCTTGAAACAGCTCAATATTGTAGATGACAATAATTACAGTGGAAAATTCTCATCCGTTGAAAAAATGTTGAATGTATGTATTACGTCCATGGGAAAACGCCGGTTTTCCAATCGTCTTTTAAACCCCACAACCAATATAGATGAGTTGAATAATGAATACAATATTACTGAGCATATGCTTGGCACCGGAGACAAATACGAATTTTTAAAAAACAAATTGGTTGTTATCAAAGATATTTCCAAATTGGTGCGCCAAATCATTATGAAAAAAGTATCGCCAAAAATGCTGATACAATTTTATAAAAATCTACAAATTACTGACTCGGAACTTTTTCACCCAATTTTCACCGAGGACACCGTTTTCATAAAATATTTACAAGACAAAATACCAGATGTTTTAAATATTTCCGTTTATTGTAAACGCATTTGTGAATTTATAGTTTCACGCCTGGATATTTCATTATGTGATGAAATAGAATCCTTTAGTAATTTTGAATTAAATTTTATCAAAAAGGGTATTGATATTGAACTTGATGAGAGAAATGAAACCCTCCTGGAATCTAATGATAAATTAGAGGCAATTCGCGGTTTTTTGAACTTGTCCATATCAAAATTTGAAAAATCGGGGAAAACAAGCGATTATGTGAAGATTTACGAAACCGAGAAGAATTCCTTTAGTTTAGTCGCCACAAAACGCCGATGTAATATTTTGAAGGAAAATTTTTTAAAACCCACAATTGTCAACCTAAAATATGTTTCCTCTTTTGATGGACAAAGCAAAACCTTTGATTTCAAAGCAGAATTGTTTTTTTCAACTCAAACCGCATCAAATGACGCAATCACCAGTGCCACGATTCAAGAATTGTGTAAAAACATTTCAACGATTAAAATACAAATGAAGGAATTAATCACGCGGATTTATTTGGAAATTCTAGGCAAAATGGAGCAATATTTGAATGAAATCAATACAGTTGTTGAATTTGTCACCTTGTTGGATGTCGTATATGCCAAAAGTGTGATTGCCAAAAAATACAATTATTGTCGACCGGTAATTGCTGGTGGTAAAAAATCCTTTGTCAATGCGCGCGGTTTGCGCCATTGTTTAATAGAACATTTACAACAAAATGAATTATATGTGGCAAATGATATTGTGTTGGGTAATCACGTGGTAAATGGAATTCTTTTGTATGGAACCAACGCGGTTGGTAAAACCAGTTTTATACGAGCCGTCGGTATAGCAATTGTCATGGCGCAAGCCGGGCTTTATGTTCCGTGCTCGTCATTTGAATATTTACCATACAAGTATATATTTACGAGAATTTTAGGAAACGACAATATTTTCAAGGGTCTTTCTACATTTGCTGTTGAAATGTCAGAATTACGCACGATATTGCGATTAGCAGATGAAAAAAGTATTGTTTTAGGTGATGAATTATGCTCGGGAACAGAAAGTATATCCGCGACGAGTATTTTTGTTGCCGGGGTGAAACAATTGGAGGAAAAAAACGTGTCATTTATATTTGCCACGCATTTACACGAAATTGTTGACTATGATGAAATACGCGACCTGAAAAGCGTATTATTAAAACACATGTCTGTCATGTATGACCGCGAAAATGACAACTTAATTTATGACCGTAAATTAAAAGACGGACCTGGGGATAATATGTATGGTTTAGAAGTATGTAAATCTTTGAATTTACCAGAGTCGTTTTTGGAATTGGCGCATAATATTCGTATGAAATATCATCCAGTTTCAGGTAGCATATTGTCTTTAAAAACATCGCATTATAATGCGAAAAAAATAGTTGGAATATGCGAAATGTGTAAAAAACAAATGGGAAAAGAAGTACATCATTTACAACATCAGCGCGAAGCAAATGAAAACGGTGTCATACAACAGGAAAATGACGCACCTTTTCATAAAAATCGTGCCGCAAATTTAATGAGTTTGTGTGAAAAGTGTCATGATAAAATTCATAGCCATAGTGAAACAAAAGTAAAACATAAAAAGGTGAAAACTAGTAAAGGAATTAAATTGTTTTAGAAATAAACAACAAAATGTAAAAAACAAAATGTAAAAAAAGCAAAATGTAAAAAAACAAAAAATAAAATTGAAGTAAATAGATTTAAATATTTATTTCAATATAAATAATATATAGTATATACAAAATGATTATTCCTATTAAATGTTTTACTTGCGGTATGATTTTAGCAGATAAATATCGTTACTATGTCGAAGAAGTAAGAAAACGTAAATTAGAAAAAAATATTGATGTAGATAAAGTAATGTATTTGACCAAAGAGTTTAGACAAAAAACCCCAGAAGGTGAAGTCATGGACGAGCTATTATTGAAACGAATGTGTTGTCGTCGTCACATGTTGACACATGTAGATATTGAATAATGAAACCAAGAAAATTTTATTCTTTATATATAATAAATACAAATATGTATAAAAAATACTACAAAACCAGAAAAAATAAATTCATAAAAAATAAAACCAGAAATAATAAAACCAAAACAACAAAGGAAAACAAGGATGAATATGCCCAAGTATTAGACGCAATAATGGTTTTCAATTACAAAACAGATTGGGATCAAGTGTTTAACTCGAAAGAAGAAAGACAAAAACATCTTGATGAAAATATAAAATTATTAAGGGAATCTATAGATAAATATATTCAAAAAAGAAGTGAAAATATAAATAAAGCAATCATAAAGTCTTGATAATATTTTTTGTAGGTAAAAATATAATATTGTCATTTATATATAATTAAAGTAATGACAAAAACACGTAAAACATTAAGAAAACAACAAAAACAAAAACAACAAAAATTGTGGAATATGCGAGGTTGTTCAAAAAAAAATAAAAAATGTGTGAGTGGAGGAGGGTGTAGTTGCGGTAACCCTTTTTTTGGAGGTAATCAACGCGGTGGAGGTTGTGGATGCGGTGCGTCTATTTTAGGTGGTCAACAAACTCAAAGCGGAGGTATGAAAATGGGGGGAAGTGATCCAGCCCTCATTGGCAGTCCATGGACGGCAAACATTAGCAGCTGGCCCGGTGTAGCAGGAAACGCCGGACAAAGTAATTTTTTTTCTTTGAATAATTACACGCCATTTAGTCCAGAAACACAAATGGGACAAGAAAGAGTAGGCGCAATTTTTCCTCCAGAAAATGTCAAATATTTGGTAAGAGGCGGAGGAAAACGCGGAGGAAAACGCGGAGGAAAAAGTAAAAAGACTCAAAAATATCAAATTCATAAAAATAAAATTAAAAAAATATTAAAAGGTGGATCTAGTTTTATTAGTCAAGATTTATTAAATAGTGGAAGAAGTATTGCATATGGTTTAGGAAGTGCGTATAATACTTTATTGGGATATCCATTACCAGTTGACCCACTACCATATTCAGACCAATACAAAAAATTCTAAATATAAATATAAAATTATAATTTTTTTTATAAAATAATATTATATTTATATATTTTATAAAATGGCTTTTCCAAAAACCTTAAAGGAGTTATGCACCCCCGCATTTATATATTTTATATTATCTGTTATCGGAATTTTAATAGCTGCCCTAAGTAATTTAGGTAATACAAACATTTATACTTTAGGTAGTTTTTCATCACCTGTCCCAAATACCATGTTGGTATTTATTGTTAAATTAATTTACATTTTCTTCTGGACATGGATTCTTAACTTGATGTGTAAAGATGGACATAGTGAAATTTCTTGGTTCCTAGTATTATTACCATTTATTCTATATTTTTTAATTTTAGTGTTTATTTAAATTGTAAATTGTAAATTATGAAAAAAATGACATTATAAAATATATTATTATATTTGTATATTTTATAAAATGGCTTTTCCAAAAAAGTTAAAAGAATTGTGCACTCCGGCATTTATATATTTTGTATTATCTGTTATTGGAATTTTAGTAGCTGCCCTAAGTAATCTTCGTGGTAACCGTAATATGTATACTTTAGGTAATTTTTCAACCCCAGTTCCACATACTGGTTTGGTATTTATTGTTAAATTAATTTATATCCTATTTTGGACATGGATTCTTAATTTGATGTGTAAAGATGGACACCGTGAAATCGCGTGGTTCCTAGTATTATTACCATTTTTATTATATTTTTGGGTTCTTGTATTTATGAAAAGAACTGGTTTTGAAGCTTTTAAAAATTATGAAGACGAAGACAAAGAAGAAGAAATAATTGAAGAAGAATTCACTAATAAAAAAGAAAAATTCACTACTAAAAAAACTCATATGGATCTTCCTGTTCCAAACGGATATTAATTCATTTATTTTGAATCTAGTTAAAACGTAAATTTAATATATTTTAATATGTTTTCATATTATATATGACAACAAATAATATGAAAAACTTTAGAAAAATAAAAAATGGTATTTTTTACAAAGAAAATGGTTGGAATTATGTTTCCTTAAAAGGCGCTCCAAGTGAGGTGGGATTTGCCCATGGGTATTTACTTGCTGATGAATACAAAAAAGCACTTGAAGTCACTAAATTCACTACCTTATATCAAACCGGTTACACATGGGATTTTTTTGTAGAATCATCCAAAAAATTATATAATGACACCATTAAAACCGTTTTCCCCGATTTATATGAAGAAATGGAAGGAATGGCAAGAGGATGTACCGACGCAGGAGTACCAACAACCGTCGATGAAATCATTGCCTGGAATAATTCAATTTCTTTATTGGGATATTGGTTTCCTCATTCCGATGTAATGAAGGACAAAGGCACTCCTGGAGGTTTAGAAGGTGGTGGCGCCAAGGATCGATGTAGTGCCTTTATTGCGGTTGGCGATTATACCACCGACGGTAAAATTGTCGTTGCCCATAATTCATTCACTGATTTCACCGACGGTCAATATAATAATTGTATTATTGACATTCATCCAAACAACAAACAATATCATCGCATACTTATGCAGTCGCCTCCTTGTTATATATGGAGCGCGACTGATTTTTTTGTAACTAGTAAAGGGATTATTGGAACCGAAACCACTTTTGGCGGTTTTATTCCTTTTGAAAATAAATATCCGATTTCTTGCCGAATTCGAAAAGCCATGAATGAAGGTAATACCTTGGACGATTATGTGAATATTTTATGGGAAGGCAATTCAGGCGATTATGCAAACTCGTGGTTATTTGGTGATATCAATACCAACGAAATCATGCGCCTTGAATTAGGATTAAAATACAAAAATGTTGAACGAACTACTAACGGGGTTTTTATTGGATTTAACGCGCCGTATGATCCGCAAATTCGTAATTTGGAATGCTCTAATACCGGCATGGACGATGTGCGAAGACATCAGGGCGCGCGCAAGGTGCGTCTCGGTGATTTAATGGCGGAAAACAAGGGCAAACTCAATGCTGAATTGGCAATGAAACTGATTGCTGACCATTATGATGTCTATTTGGGTAAAGAAAATATGTGCTCCCGCACCATTTGTAGTCATTATGATTTGGACGCTCGTGAATACATGTCTGACCCGGGCAGACCCAAACCATTCCAGGCGCGCGGTGCGGTGGATGGATGCGTTGCCGATTCAAAGATGATAAAAAATATGTCATTTATGGGACGATTTGGTAATTCTTGTGGCACTCCATTTATCGTGGATGAATATATAAACAAAAACCGTGTATGGGCACACTTGAAACCATATTTGGTGGATCGTCCAACGCAACCCTGGACATTGTTTTCTTGTACGACAACCGAACATAAAAAATCCCGCGGAAAAAAGAAAAGGACCCTTAAAAAAAAATCATCAAAACAGACTTTTGAAAAAGTAAGGGAAGATACGCCTTATCCCATTAAAATTGAGGAAAATATTACATCTTCCGCACCTGTTGTTATAGAAAGTTTACCGGAAGAAAAAGAAAGACCTGTTGCTGAACTATGAATATGAATATAAATATAAATAATTTTATAAATGACACGTATAACATTATAAAATTATTTTCTAGATTTTTTAGATTTCTTAGATTTCTTAGATTTCCTAGATTTTTTAGATTTTTTAGATTTTTTAGATTTCCTATAATTTCTACTTTTTTTTACACGTCCACCTCTTTCAACTATCATATCATGATCCATCGTATCATCATCCATCGTATCATGATCACTATCATCATTATAGACTGGCCTATATGTTCTGTGTGGATCGTATATTGAAGCTCTAACTACTTCTAGTTCTCCTGGTGGAGGGATCAAAACAACGCCGCTTTTATCATAATCTGTAGAAGGCTCTAATGAATATATTTCACCACTAACAATCATACCGTGTATCGCTTTAGGGCTAACTAAATTTCGTCTTTGTTGGGGATCTGTATTTATTTTTCTAATAAAATCTGCGATTTGTTTATATTTAACTACAGTATCTTTTATTCGTGTCCAGCCGGGCGGATTTGTTCCAGGTATCCAAGCCATGTTTTCCAGGAATGTTAGTTTCTCTTGGTAGGTCAACAATTCTAAGAGATCATTTATTTCCGATTCCTCCAAAAAATATAAGGAGTCGGGTTTTGTTATATCGTAATTATACAATAATTCTTGAATTTTTTTAAGATTTGTTGAATTCATAAGTACATTAAATGCGTCAATCGTGGATTTCTTTCCTCCCCACGTTACATTAAAAGATGTACCATACAAATGTTTCAACATTCCTGTCATTTGTGGTTGATCCCAATTCTCAAAATTAAACAGAGCACAATTGATCGCATAATCTAGATTTGCCATAAATTTTAAAATATCTTCCATTGTATCAATGACTTCGGGCGCGTTTGTCCCACGATCACTTTCCACAATAAATAAATCTGTTGTTTTATACCCCGCGACTTTGATACGGTCAATTTCATAATTAGACCTAGAAACTTTATTATACAAATCAATTATTTTAGCTATGTATCTTTGTGGAATACCGCTTAGCGTGGTTTCCGAAACATTAACTACTCTACCAAAATCTAATAATTTGGAAAGTTCTTCTGTTTGATTCGTGTCTGGATTCGGACGGTCTGGTTTCGCCAATATATTCCTTGTATGACAATCATAATTAAATAATTTTAGTTTCGTAAACAAGGTAAATATTTGGGCGAGCGCATAATTAATATCTTGAGAACGCGCTTCACTATTATCGACATCGGCCAATTCTATAAAACCGTAATTTGCCATCTCCATGAAAATCATTCCTAAACTCAAATTCGCATTATTGTTCAATGATCCTTCAATATAATCCAGTATTTGAATTGATATAGGGTCTCTAACTAATAATTTTAACACATTTATTAATTCAATCCCCTTTGTAGAATTAAAATGTGAAAAATCAACAACAGACATGGTAACTGGATTTCCTGATGGTGATAGAGTAGAAGTATATATATTTTGTTGATTAAATGCCTCATTAAAAAAATCTTGAAACGTTTCTGTTTCTTTTTCATACAATTTACCGCCAACATTCATTTCTTGAAGGCGGTCGTTACCTGTTTGAGAAAGTATCGCAAATTTCACAACTAATGTATAAACTGGTTTAGTAAGGGCGGTTTTTTCGTCGTTTAAAGCCATAAATTGGGCAAGATTGGGGTCATGTGGTATATCTAATCTAAATATATAGCCGGATTTTGATCCATGCGCTATACATTTTAATATCGCTCCTGGTGTGCGAATCATCTCTAATACGGCCTCAAAACTAGAAATAGTTGTATTTATTTTTTTTACGCCTCCCCTAAATATTTGTCTCTTTTTTGATTGTTTTTTTCCATGCTTTTTACGCCGACCAAGATTTGACATTATATTTATATTATAGTAATATATATTATAGTAATATAAATTATTACTAAATTATTACTAAATATTATACTATAACCCTATTCACTTCCAAAAAATGCGCCCTTGCCCATATTAAAGTCACTCAATTTGGTAACGACATACTTATTCTTGTCAATCAATGGTTTAATCAAATCTTTTATGGAAATCAAGCCGATAAATAAGGTCTTGTCATAAATGAGTAAATGACGAATGTATCCATCTTTTAATTGAGGATTTTTTACAATCAAAAATTTTACAAGTATTATCATAGCCGTCTTTATGGTTTAAGTAATAATTGACGGCGGATAATTTATAATCAACGCTTTTATGCTTCATATAATAGATAGATAAAAATTATATTAAGCGTGCCATTTTAAATCTTCAAGGGTGTAAATTATTTTATTTGTATTTATTTTGTATTAAAATTATTTTTATATATACTAATTATAAATGTCTACCACATCCTGGGTTTCTCCTATAAATGCGGCGTATGGTTTAACCAACGATGGTACACGTATATATGTATCAAATACTCAAGATAATGGAGGTTATGGTTCATATGTTAATAGTTATAAAATATCAGATATAACTGATACTAGTAGTTATCTTTTAGCTGGAGGAAATAATACTATAGGACCATTAACAATTGACAATAACTACGTATATGCGTCTTATGCTGACCAAAGTCAACCATATGTTGCTACAATAAATTATCCAACAATGTCATCTGTTGGTATTACTTTTGGTTTTAGTTCATATCAAGATGAGAGTGAACAAAATGTAAGTCCAAGCACATCTGCAATTGTTATAGCCGGTAATTATTTGTATGCTTCATTCTCCAACGGATTTTTAGGAAGATGTACACTAACAACCACACCAAGTGGCGATGCTTACTATAACGATTCTGATTTTGGTTCAACAAACAACTCCTATTATGGTCCAGTTGGATACAATAACTTAAATAATATATTACCGTCTAACACACCAACAGCATTAGCTACAGATAATACCTATTTGTATGTAGGGTGTTCTACTGGAACAATTGTACGAATGACACTATCATCAGTAAATAGTCAGTATAATGGTTATACTGATGCGGCAATTTGGTTATCTGGACTTTCCGGCATAACCGGACTAACTGTTTCAAGCGGCAACGCATATTTATATGTATTATCAAGTTCTGCTTCTACAATTAGACAAGTTCGGTTGTCTGACGGTTCAATATTATCTACATATACTTTGACTGGTGGAAGTTACGCTAATCATTTATATAACGGAATAGTTTCAAATGGAAGTTATTTATATGCTGCTTATTATGGAACTGGTGGTGATACAAATAACGGTAGTATTCTACGATATGGTGCGGGATCATCAAATGTCCCATGTTTTGGCGAAAACACAAAAATACTTTGTTATAACAGCGAAAAATCATTAGAAGAATATGTTTTGATACAAGATATCCGAAAGGGAACGTTGGTGAAAACTTTATTAAACGGCTATGTTCCGGTTCATATGATTGGTAAAAGAACAATTCAAAATTATGCTAACAATGAAAGAATCAAAAATCGTTTATATAAATGCTCCAAACAAAATTATCCGGAAATAATTGACGATGAAGATTTAATTTTAACAGGGTGTCATTCTATTTTAGTACCACATTTAACAGATGCGCAAAGACAACAAACAATAGAAGAATTAACACAAATTTATGTTACAGATAAAAAGTATCGTTTGTTAACATTTTTAGACCCTCGTGCGGAAATTTATCAAGTAGATGGTGATTTTCCAATTTATCATTTCTCACTTGAAAACGACAATTATTATATGAATTACGGGGTTTATGCCAATGGATTATTAGTAGAGTCCTGTACTAAAAATTATTTGGAAAGATTATCAAACATGACCATAATTGAATAAACGTATATTTTACACATTACACCGGTACTTTGCTCTAGTATTTGAATTTTCTCTCTTTGACTCAAATTCAAATATATAATTAATAGTAAAACAATTATAAAAAATATATGATTATTATAATATACACAAATAAAATGGATAAAGATTCTATCTCTTGGAAAATCATAGACAAATATTTTAATGATAATCCTGAAAATTTAGTGGCGCATCATTTAGACTCTTATAATAGTTTTTTTAACAGTGGAATCAATAATATATTTCGTGAAAACAATCCAATTCGTTTTATTGAAAGAGAGAACAACGACAACAGGGGAAACCAGAATCAGTGTTTCTTGTATTTAGCAGGGAAAGACGGTAGTAAAATATATTACGGTAAACCTATTATATTTGACGATCACCATACACATTACATGTATCCAAACGACGCTCGTTTGAGGAATATGACATATGGCATTACTGTTCACTATGATGTTGATGTCGATTTTATCTTTTATGAAAATGGTGAAAAGAGAGAACATTCAATTACTTTAGAAAAAATCTTTTTAGGCAGATTTCCAATCATGCTTCAATCAAATTTATGTATATTGAATTCTCTCGCACCAGATGTGCGTTTCAATATGGGCGAATGCCGCAATGATTACGGTGGTTATTTTATTATTGACGGAAAAGAAAAAGTCATTGTGTGCCAGGAAAAATTCGCAGACAATATGCTATATATACGCAAAAATAAGGCTGACAATTTATACAGTTATTCGGCGGAAATCCGATCAGTCTCGGAAGACGCGTCGAAACCCATCAGAACTTCCGCGGTCCGGTTAGTCGCACAAGGAAGCACTTATTCAAATCATCAAATTGTCGTTAGTGTACCCAATGTAAAAAAACCAGTGCCTCTTTTTATTTTAATGCGTGCTCTAGGGGTTGCCTCTGACAAAAGTATTATTGAATATTGTTTGCTTGATCTTGAAAAAAACAGTTCTTATATTGATTTATTTATACCCTCTATACACGACGCCAATTATATTTTTAATCAAGAAACGGCGTTGGAATATATTGCGACTTTCACCAAGAGGCGCACCATTACAGGCGTATTGGATATTTTAATGAATTATTTTTTACCGAATATTGGAGAGAAAAATTTCTTGGACAAGGCATACTATGTCGGTTACATGGTAAAGCGCATGTTGTATGTTTATATGGGGGAAGAACAGCCCACGGATCGCGATAATTTCAAATATAAACGCATTGAACTGTCGGGTTCTCTCATCTATGATCTTTTCAGAGAGTATTATTTGATTCAAAAAAGAGAAATCGAATTAAGTATAGACGAGGAATACTATTTTCATACCGGTAAATACACAACTAAATTTATTGGATTGATTGAATACAATTATCGCGAATATTTCAAAAAACGGACAATTGAAAGCGGATTTAAACGCGCATTTAAGGGCAGCTGGGGCGCCGAAGAACACACCAAACGCCTCGGAGTGATTCAAGATGTAAATCGTCTCTCATGGAATTCATTCATTTCGCAATTGCGTAAATTCAATTTACCATTGGACGCCAGTGCAAAAATAATCGGACCTCGTCTGCTGAATTCTTCGCAATGGGGTTATATTGACCCAGTAGATACCCCCGATGGTGGAAACATTGGTCTTCACAAACACATGTCCATTAGCACTTTTGTTACGAGTGGATTTTCCGTAAAAAAACTCATCCCATGGTTGCGTTTTAAAATCAACTTGAAATTATTACAAGAATGTAATCCAAATATATTGGCGGTTTTGACCAAAGTGTTTGTAAATGGGGCGTGGATTGGCTCCATAGAAGACCCCATGAAAACCGTTGGGGTATTGAAACTATTCAGGAGAAACGGATTATTACCCGCATTTATGAGTATTTTGTTTAATTATGAAAACAACGAAATCAGTATGTATACGGATGCCGGGCGTTTAACTAGACCTGTATATTATATTGAAGACGGAAAACCCAGTTATCATCGTAAAGATATTCTTGAATTGATTAGTAAAAACAAATTCACTTGGCAACAACTTGTTGGTGGTTTTGGTGAAAAAGAAGACAAATTATTTAGTATCAAAAACAATAAAATTTATGATATAAGTGAATTATATTCTGATAAAATCAAATTGGAAAGTGAGGTTGATGAGAGAAGTGGATCATCCTCCGAAATTACCAAGGCATCATCTAGTGGTTATTCCAAATTATACGAAGAATTTGGCAAATACAATTCAGTGGTTGAATATTTGGATACTTCTGAAGAGGAAAGCGCCTATATTGCCTTTCAAACAGACGATTTGAAAAAAAGCAAATATTATACTCACATGGAAATCGACCCGTCTCTCATTTTTGGCGTGATGGGAAATCTTATTATTTTCCCGGAAAACAATCAATTTCCCCGTGATGCGTTTTCGTGTGGTCAATCCAAACAAGCAGTATCATTGTATCATTCTAATTATCAAATGCGTATTGATAAAACGGGAGTTGTTTTGAATTGTGGTCAAATTCCGCTTATTAAATCGCGTTACTTGGAATACGTAAACAAAGAACAGCAACCCTATGGTGTAAACGCAATTGTTGCCATTATGTGTTATACCGGATATAACGTAGAAGATGCGATTTTAATCAATGAAGGAGCTGTGAATCGCGGTATTTTTCGCACAACCTATTATTCCATGTATGAGGCACGAGAAGAAAGCGCAAAAGTACAAGGATCCATGACGAATTCTTATTTTGCTAACGTGACGACTAAAAATGTATCGCGATTAAAACCCGGTTATGATTACAGCCATTTGGACCAATGGGGACTCATTGAAGAAAATACGGCGCTTGATGATAAAATGGTAGTCATTGGTAAAGTAACCTCATCCGCGTTGGATTCAGATGTTGTGATTGATTCATCCGTGTTTCCCAAAAAGGGACAATTGGGCTATGTAGATAAATCGTTTATTACCGAAGGCGAAGAAGGTTTTCGTATTGCCAAAGTCCGCATCAGAGAAGAACGCATTCCCGCAATTGGCGATAAAATGGCATCACGAGCAGGTCAAAAAGGAACACTGGGACTGATTATTCCTGAGGAAGACATGCCTTTTACCGAGGACGGTATTCGTCCTGATTTAATTATAAATCCGCACGCAATTCCATCTCGTATGACAATCGGTCAATTGGTTGAGTCGCTTCTTGGTAAAGCGTGTTGTGAATACGGCGGATTTGGTGACTGTACTGCGTTTGCGAACAAGGGTCCCAATGAGGATGTTTATGGACACATGCTGGTGAAGGCGGGTTTCAGCGCTTCTGGAAACCAGATTTTATACAATGGTATGACGGGAGAACAGTTGTTTAGTGATATTTATATTGGACCGACCTATTATATGCGTTTGAAACACATGGTGAAAGATAAGATCAATTATCGCGCTTTAGGTCCGCGCACTATGTTGACACGACAGACGGTCCAAGGTCGCGCAAATGATGGTGGTTTAAGAATCGGTGAAATGGAGCGTGATGGTGTCATGGCACACGGAGCATCGGCATTTTTGAATGATTCCTTTATGATTCGCGGTGATGAATATTTTATGGCGGTTTGTAATAAAACAGGTGCTGTCGCGATTTATAACCCTAACTTGAATTTGTTTTTGAGTCCATTTTCGGACGGTCCAATAAATTTCAATACAACTTTGGATGGAAAAATGAATATTCGTAGTGTGAGTCGTTTTGGACGTTCTTTTAGTATTGTGCGAATACCTTATGCGCTCAAATTATTGATACAAGAGTTACAGGTGATGAATATTCAAATGAGGATTATTACGGAAGACAATGTGGATCAATTATTGTCCATGTCTTATTCGGATAATATTAATAAATTATTACAGACGAATACATCCTTGGAAGAAATATCTAAAAATTATAGGACAATGGTAATTAATCAAAAGAATAAAAATGTAACCAAACAAGTGTTTGTTCCTTTTGAAGCCCCCGAGTATCCTCAACTTTCTGAAATTAGTAGTAGTGAGGAAAAGAAGGAAAATATTTCTTCATCATCAGAAATTGATTTAAATATGCCCGCGGCAAATAGTGACTTGTCTTCTTTACCGTCCAGCGAGGGTAACGCAGAGCCAGTATCACCTCCTTATGCGCCAGTATCACCTCCTTATGCGCCAGTAACACCTCCTTATGCGCCAGGATCACCCGTTTCAACCAATAGTAGCGTCCCCTTTGCGCCAGGAAGTCCTCCTTATGCGCCAGGAACACCCGTTTCATCCAATAGTAGTCTATCTTTTGCCCCAGGTTCACCTGTTCCATCTATAAATAGTAGCACAGGAAGTGTTGGCTTTAACCCAAATACACCACCTGGAACAGTTCCATTAAATATTAATATTGAAGACGCAGAAGTATTAAAAAAAGTGATTGAAGACAAAAAGAAAGAAGGAGACACATTTAAGCCAATTGTTTTTGAAAAACCCAAAGTAGAAAAATCTATTTTAGAAATAGAAGATGAAAAAACAGAAAGTGGTAAGGAAGAAAATGAATTGTCATCGTCTTCTTCATCATCAAATGATACTTCAGGTGGAAATAAAATAATCAAATTGACTTAAGATGAGAATATAAATAATATATAAATAATATAAAAATTGAATTAAAAATATAACGTTATTATATTAGTAAGATAATATAATGACGACACCACAAAGCAATTCCAGTAGTTTAATATCCTCTATATATAAGTCTCGTAAGACATTACTTGAACTTATGAAAAAACAAAATTATAATATAGACGACTATGAAAATTTTAGTATTAACGAGGTAAATTCCATGTTTCAAAACAAACAATTAGATCTTTTGTTGGAAAAAAAACCAGACGAAAACGCTCCAAAAACAGAACGCCAAAGAAAAATTTATATTAGTTATTATTTAACAAAGACATTAAGACAACAAAGTATTCAAGAAATGATTGACGATTTATTTCATTTAGAAGAAATATTAACCAAAGAAGATACGTTAATGATTATTGTAAAGGAAGATATGAATGAAACCATGACAAATCTATTAAAGCATATTTGGGAACAAGATGGTATATTGATTATTATTCAAAATATTAAACGATTACAATTCAATATACTTGATCATGTATTGGTCCCGGATCATCGCGTGTTGAATAATGAAGAGGTAGAACGGATCAAATTAAAATACAATATTATACACGATACTCAATTCCCCGATATTTCCAGGTTTGATCCGGTAGCGCAAATTATTGGTATCCGACCTGGACAAGTATGCGAAATTATTAGACCAAGTAAAACCGCAATTAACGCTTATTATTATCGTATTTGTGTTTAGGATTTATAGGTCTTTGGATTTACGGATATATTTTCCATTATTTTTTTCGGTATAGTATATAATATACAATGTCAATTAAAACAGATTATTCAAAAGATATTGATAATATTTACAAAGAATTTTCAACTGTATTGGCTACTTTTAAAGAAAAATTTGTTGATTATTATAAAAATTTGGATTCCACAAAAGATTTTGATAATGCGAAAATGAATCTTACCGATGAAATTACAAAAATCTACAATTTAAAATCAACCATTATGATTAGTATTCGTAGTGTAAATAATAATAATGGTGATTTAGAAGAAAGAATCAGCTCAGAAGAAGATAATTTAAAAGATTTGTCTGATGATTATGAACAACAAACTGGAAATAGCTCTAAAATGTTAATTAGTGACATCAAAGAAAAATACAAAATACAATATGTGGCAAACATAAGCATGTTTTTAGGTATTGTTATTATGAGTTTGATATTTTATTCTTTTTTAAAAAATGGTTCTTCTGGTTCTTCTGGTTCATCATTTCGAAGATAAAATATTTTTATTATATATTTAGATTTAATAAAAATATTATTTACTATTTACTATATATATGACATACGGAAGTTTATATTTTGGTAAAGATGGGTTTTTATATAAAAAAAATGGTGCTGTTGGTAATAGACGAATTTTTTCTTTAGGTTTAATTTGTAATCAACCAACTGACATTAACAATACATATGTATCCGGATCAGGTGTAAATGGCGCAGTTTCATCGACCAATTACGCGATTCGACGCAAAATGATTCGTAGCGCATCCAATTGTGTGAATAACAGCTGTAGTATCAATTACTATTTTTTGGGAGTACCTATCAATTAGATGATGCTTTTAGCTTTTAACTAATATTTTTTAATTATTAACGAGTATAAACTGTATACACAGTAAATTATATTATTTACTATATATATCATATGACACAAAATTCAGATATATTAACTTTAGAAAATTTACTAAAAGAATATTCCAATACAATGATTTTATATAAACAAGCACAAGAAAATTACAATTCAGCATTGAATAATATTGACAAGAAAAAATATGTGACAATTTCAGGAAAAACCTATTGGGGTACTGGTGGTATTCAACAAAAAACTGGGTCTTCTATAAGTAATTGTACTGCGCTATGTAGTAATGATGTGGCATGTAAAGGCGCAACATTTGACTCAAAAGACAACACTTGTTGGACGCGAAGTGGAAATAGTAGTTTAATAAATGGCACCGACACACAAAGCGCCATTATAAGCGAACTCACTAACGCAGCACTAAATTTACAAAGTTTAAACGATAAATTATTGTTAATGATTAATCAAATGAATGATTTAAAAATTGATAATAATGATTTATCCAGACCAGAAATTGATAATAATTACAATATATTAATATTAGATCAAAAAAATATTCAAGAAATTTTAGAAGAAAATTATAAAATTATGAATGATAATAAAAATATGGAGTTATATAATAATCAAAATCGTATTTATTATACTTTATATTCATTTATAGCATTTGTATTTGTAATTGTATTATTAAAAATGTTTGTATATCCAGAAAAGAATATGAATTGGGGTATTTTTATTTTATATACAATTTTAGCCGCGGTATTTTTATTACTAGTACATTTTTTAAGGTCAGCTAATATTTTTTTCCTATTTTTGTTAATCATTGTTGTAGTTGTATTTATAATAAGTTTATTTAGATAAGATAAGGGTAAAATACGGGCAAAATAAATGAATTATATATTAATATTATTATATATTATATATTATTATATTAATACAAATAAATATGAAAAAAATAAATAATAATGATTTAAATTTAGAAAATAATATCATTTCTGATAATAATAATAATAAAAATGATTTATCTGTGACACTAAATCAAGGAATTCAATTTAAAAAATATCAACAAAAATTTAAAACAAATAAAAGAAATAAAGATATTGCGAATGATTTAGAAAAAAACAACATTTCTGGTATAACCGGTTTTAATAAATTAAATGGCAATCAACCATCAAACATTGTAGAAGGTTTTGTTAATAGTGGATTGTCTTCTCTAGAAAGCCAACTTGCTGAATTAAAAACATTAGAAACGTCGTACTCCAATTTAATTCAACAATTAAAAATAGAACAACAAAACGCAAGAAATACAACCAATACCTATGTTGATCAAACGAATGTAAATAATAATCCGTATTTGAATAAAAATGTAACTACAAAAAGTGACGGGAGAACATATTATATTACAGGCGAAGGTGTTGCCAAATTATATGGGTCGGCATCTGATTATACTCAAATTATTGGTAAAAATAATTGCCCCTCGACCACACAACAAATTGATTCAATGCCTTCTTATATAAACACGATAGATGGTACAAATATGATTGTAGGACAACAATGTGGTAATGAAGGAAAAAACGTGCTTGTCAATAAAATGGTTTTAGATAGTGGAACAACATTTATCGGGTGTTATAATGATTCATTACAAACACCCGCAATGACAGCAATCAATAACGGATTACAAGATTATAATTTTACTAGTTGTAAACAAATGTCAGTTGATACAGGTAATCTTTATTTTGGATTACAAAATTTGAATCCAACTACTAAAAAATCCGCGTGTTATGTGAGTAATGATTATACCAAAACAACACAATACAAAAAGGCGACACCCGACACAGTTCCTTGTCAATTTGATACAAGTGATAATTATATATATGGTGGACCATTGGTAAATGCTATTTACAAAACACCAGACGCAACATATCTTGGATTATTACCTAAAAATAGGGAAACCACAGCACCAGCGATGACACTTTTGAATAGTGGAACCGCAACATTTACTTATGAAACATGTAAACAAGCGGCAAAGGACGCAAACAAGACCTATTTTGGATTACAAGATTTTAGTGAAACAAACCAAAAATGCGCATGTTCACTGGGGAATGATATTAGTAAAATAAACTCGAATATTAATGCTAGCTCGACATCATACACTACAGGAACTACCGATAAAAAAAAATACGGTAAGGGTGAGAATATTGCGATTTATCAAGTTGATACTCAAAAAAGCTATTATATTGGTTGTTATAACGACAATGAAACTTCACCTGCGATGACAGCCGTTGAATCTGGGACAAGTAATTATTCTTTTGACTCATGTCAACAATCTGCGATTACTAGTGAAAAAAAATATTTTGCTTTACAAGGCGGTAAAAAAGGGACATCCAAATGTTTTGTCGGCGATGATTTAACTGCTGCGCAAAAATATGGTTTGTATGAAGCATGTATTGTAAATTCAGCGGATCAAAATAAATATGGTGCGAATGGAATAAATGCTGTTTATCAAATGAATGCTGTAGGAGATCCATCATATATGGGTAAAATGGGGTATATAGATAGTAATTCAAAATTATTAGAATATCCAAGTACTATGATTACACCCGGAACAAATTATAGTAAATATGTTGGATATGATAGTAATAGTAACACTCTAAAAACTATGCCAAATACAACTTATACCGCATGTATTGATGAATGTAATTCGAGTAATAACTACTATGGTTTCGTATTTAATAATACTAGTAAAATAGGTTACTTAAAAGGCACCGATATTTTAAATCCGACGTTAAAAAAAATCAATACAGAAACAGACTTGTATATTCGCGATTTCAAAATAAGTGGCGAGGATTCAAGTTGTAACAAAGACATTATTCCTATAGATAGTAATCAATGGAATCGTTATAATAAAGGAGCTCAACAAATGTCATCAATAACAACGTGTAGTTTAACACAACAACTTGTAACACCAAATTCTAAGATTACAGATTTAGAAAGACAAATTGTGGAGGTGGCGAATAAAATCATAGATATTTTAAACAATTTACAGAAACAAAATGATGATATTAAAAGTAACATAGGCATAACTAGTAATCAAATAGATAGTGATTTAAACAATTATAATAATTTAATTTTAGACATACAAAATTATAAAAAGGGTGAGACCAATATGAATAATATAGTAAAAGATACAAATCTTCTTGTTTTGTATCAAAATTATAATTATATATTTTGGAGTATTTTAGCAATATCAACAGTTATTATATCTATGAAAATGGTTGGAAAGTAAAATTAACATGAAAATAAAATTATAATTAATGTAAATAATTATAATATTATTATATTTTATATATATTTATATTATTAATGTCAACAAAAGTTAAACTTGAGGTTGGTACTGATGAATTATATATTGGTAGTGATGAAATAATCGGAACTTCCTCAATTACCGCCACTAAGAGTAGCGGTAGTAGTGTAATCGTAAATATTGCATTATCATTTTTTTATTTTACTGAAGCAACAGTGTATAAAGATCAAAATATTGAAGCAACTTACAACTATAAATCAAATTCATATGATGGTCCATATTTTAAAATATTTAAAAACGGATTTGAATATACAAATATACCAGCAACTAATAAAGCTTTTCCTAGTACAATTATTCAGAATATTAATGTATCTAATACTAAAAATAATAAAAAAAACAGTAAATGGAAAGTATTCGGTGGTGTTTTAAGCGGATCATATGTAATGAATTACCCTTCTAAAACAGACGTATACACTGTAAAACTGATTTTTAAAGATTCTACTTCTTACAAAAGTAGTCCTTCTGATAATAAAGCTACTTTTAAAACAAGTATTTATTTGAATCCTGTATCAAATACAGTTGCGATTATTTCTGATGAAGGTAATAATTTTACTTTAATTAATCCAGTATATCTAAAAGATTCTTCGGGTAATTTAATAACAAATGTAACAAGCTCTATAAAAATTTGTGAGGGTGATTCTTGCGCTGCTTCACCTGGTAGTGAATATATTTATTCATTTGATTCTCAATTTTGGTCAAGTGGTTTCACTCCGGATGAAACAAAATTTAATATTAATAACAATGAAAAATATGATGAGAATAAAACAATCGCGACGTTTATACAAAAAAAAAATAGTAAGGTATCTTTAGCAAATATTAGTTTATCTTTTTATTATAAATCAGACGCAAAAATTTATAGAGATAGTTCAAAGAATGATTCTAAAAATATTAATATGACTTATACTTATGGTGCTGTAAAATTTATAATAGAAAAAAATGGTGAACCATATGTGAATATATATGCCTCTAATGCGAATGGACTAGATTTTCCAAAAACTAGAGATGCGTTAGTTGGCGTATTTAGTATTCCATCAAAAGGTACCGTGAACGGATCTTGGAAAGTAACTGGTGGTGTAATAAAAGGGTCATTTATTATGGATGAAAATAATAGTACAACGGACGATAAATATACAATAAAATTATCATTTGATGATAATACTCGTTTTACTTCGGGTAATACCGATGATAAAATTACTACTACGATTTATTTAAAAACTACTTTACCCGATTCTGAAGTTGATCAAGAAGATATTAACGATAATACCTTTGCCTTTATAGGAGAAATTACAAATCGTCCATCAAATTCTGGTGGATCCGGTACATTTCCTACTATAAATACTTTACTCGTTTCAACTTTTAATACTATTACATCGGGTAGTGGATCCGGATCTTCTGGGTCTTCTGGTTCTAGTGGCTCCGGTTCTTCTGGGTCTTCTGGTTCTAGTGGCTCTGGTTCTTCTGGCTCCGGTTCTTCTGGGTCTTCTGGCTCTAGTGGCTCTGGGTCTTCTGGCTCTAGTGGCTCTGGGTCTTCTGGCTCTGGGTCTTCTGGTTCTGGATCTTCTGGGTCTGGATCTTCTGGGTCTTCTGGTTCTTCTGGCTCCGGTTCTTCTGGCTCTGGTTCTTCTGGCTCCGGTTCTTCTGGCTCCGGTTCTTCTGGCTCCGGTTCTTCTGGATCTTCTGGCTCTAGTGGCTCTGGATCTTCTGGCTCTGGGTCTTCTGGCTCTGGGTCTTCTGGCTCTGGGTCTTCTGGCTCTGGATCTTCTGGGTCTGGTTCTGGTTCTGGTTCTGGTTCTGGATCTTCTGGCTCTGGGTCTTCCAGGTCTGGGTCTAGTGGCTCTGGATCTTCTGGGTCTGGGTCTAGTGGCTCTGGATCTTCTGGCTCTGGGTCTTCCAGGTCTGGGTCTAGTGGCTCTGGATCTTCTGGGTCTGGGTCTAGTGGCTCTGGATCTTCTGGGTTAGTAAGAAATCAGGAAATCGCAAATCTATTAAATAGAATTCAGGCTCTACAAAATCAAGAGCAAGACATATTTAGACAATTAGAATTATATATTGCCAACGGTACATTAACAGATGAATTAAAAGAAAGATTAATCGGCCAAATTGGTAATCTTACTGAATTAAGAATACAATTATATACAAATTTAAATATAATTTCTCAAAATAATTTAGATACTTTAACTTATAATTACATATTATCAGATCATCAAGGTCAAACAATTATTATTGTAGAAAACGAGCTCAATCAAACAAAGGCTCGATTAGAAGAATTAAATAATTTAAAATCAAATAATTTAAGAATGGTACAAATAAATAAATATTATGGTGAAAAATATCAAGATCAATCATATTTAATGATGGTAATTATTGTTGTTTGTATTATTATTATTCTTATAAAATTTTTACACAATAGAAATATACTTCCTGATGCTTTGTATAGTATTTTATTGATTATTACTTTAACCGTAGGCTTTATTATTATATTTTGGAAAATGGTTTATTTATATTCACATGATAATTTTGACTACAACAAGTATAAATGGACATTTGATAGTAAAGACGCACCAAAATTAGACACAACTAGCACAAGTGGTAAAAATCCTTGGAAAGTAGAAAGTGTTCCTCAGCCAAGCTCGTGCCCAAATACAAATAATTATCAGACTTTATAAACAAAAATCTAAATTATGTATACTTTGGTTTCATACAATTTGTATAATTTTTAAAATATAAAATTATAAAAATAAATAAAAACATAATATAGGAGAATGTCAGACACACCAGATATAACAGATGAATTAAATAAAACACTCGCACAAATTAATACATATATTTTAAATTCAGCTGAAGAACTCAGATGTGGCCCAGATTGTCAAGAATTGGAAAAAACAAAAACACTTAAGGAAAAATACGAAAAAGCAAAGTCAAATGTAGAAAGCGCTCCAGGTGAATTACAAACTGCTGAAAAAAATTATTACAAATATATTCTTGGTTTGAATGGTTACAACGAATATATTACAGATAAATTAACCGACCAGGCAAATAATATTGAAACAAATATCAATACAGTGATTAATCCTTTAATACTTGAAATGAAAGATTTAAATGATACTTACAAAAGCATTTCTTCTAGTAATGCCTATTTATTAAAACTCGAACAAAAATACAATGAAGAAATAAATAATTTAGAAGATAATATGGGTGATGTAACAACAAATGATCGTAAAACATATTACGAAACACAAAATTATAATACTTTAATATTTTTTTATAAATTTGCTCTTTGGGTGTATTATATATCACTCATTGTTTTTACAATCATGTTGTTTCTTTATAATCGCACCATGGGTATTACAGTAAAAATAATATGTATTGTTTGTTTTGTATTATACCCTTTTTTCAGCACAGATATTACATTATGGCTTGTTCGAATTTTTTATAATTTGGCGGAATTATTTCCGTCTAATGTATACACCAGAATATAATACAATAAAAAATATTTTTATATTGGCATAATGACAACATAAAGATATAATTTATATTTTTACACACCAGTCATCTCATCTTCTTGACCCTCGGGTTTAATAATCGCAACACCCTGCCATCCATCTTTTCCCTTCTTTGGATGACCAAATTTCTTATTCATGTAATCAAACAACTCAATACCCTTAGGGATCTTTTTGGAGTTGTAAAATTCGCAGTACCATTTCTTGAATGTCTCGCTCAGCTCCTCGCGTTTGACAACACCACCGTCAACCATTTCAATCATTTGTGATACAAAAGCAGCAATATGATCCTCACGTTGTCTATAGTTATTTGAATACATCATCACCATTGGGCAATCATCTACTTTGCCCTGTGTCTCAAACGCGCGTTTTACAAGCATACTCAAGAAGGTCTCGCACCACAATGGTAATTTGTCCTCCAATGTCTTATCTTTTGGGAATACATATGGCGAATCATCGCTTGGTGTAATATTCTCACTTGGATCCGCAAATTTTGCCATGTGTTTAATGACACGAATGCGTCTCCATGTACCATCATCATTACTATTAATCACTGGTAGAATATTGGTGCATACACACAAGTCAAATTGTGGAATAAATGATTCACTTTCCTTGTATAATTGACGACCTACAATTGGATCGCCACCAGTTAATTCTTTCATGACACCTTCATTCAATTGGATTTCCTTGGTAGGCTCTTGCATACAAGCATATCTAACACCTTTTAAATTCATCACCTCTGAGGATGTTCCACCAATCGCATTGCGGCGTTCAGTAATAAGAACGATTGGAACAGTTCCATAATAATCACCTAATGATAATGACATTAATTTCGTAATCTTGGATTTACCATTACTGCCATTTCCCAAATAGATATTGAATGTTTGGTTAATATTTTCACCAAATAATGATCCGGATAAATGATCCCACATGTATTTGTTCAACTCTTTTTCTGGGTAAATCTTTTCAAACAAATCAATAATTTGCGCGGCATATTCACTGTGATATTCTGGGCTGAATTCATGATATTCAATCATTGTACATTTAGTAATGTAATCATTTGGTTGTCCATTTCTAAACGCACGATTTTTCAAATCAATGACACCATTGCGGCAGCACAATAAATACTTGTTCTTATCAACTCGTTTATCGAATTCTTCGTCATACAAGACTTCCATTGCCTCGCGCATAATGTTGTTTTTCTCAGTACCCATTCTCAACTTTGGAATAATTATATTGAGTTGTTTGACTAACGCAAGCATTTTTTCGTATTTGGGGTCATCCGACGGTGTATTTTCTATATCATTCATCGTTTTATCCCTTCGAGCAACATATACATTATACATATCAGTGGAAATAATATTTCGAATTGTCGTTCCCTTATCTTGTATCCAGTGATGACCTCGAAATACATACCAAATTTTTTCTTTGATTGAACTACAAACATACGTGTCTCCACATAATTTTTTTAAAACAGTCGCAAAATCATAATCCGTTGGTTGAATAATTGTTTCACTCACACAATACTCTACAGAGTTTTTTCTTATTTTCCAATATTCGTCTGGCGAATCTTGTTTTGCCCAATACATGATTGATGCGCCTGTTACACCGTCTGTTCTGACTTTGAAATATTTGTTCCAGTCTTGAAACAATTTTGGAATCGACGAATAATCAAAATCACACGCTTTACTACGCAATTTTATCCATGTATAAAACAAACGCTGGTCGGTATGTTTTAACGCAAAAGCAACCATACGGTTTAATTCGTGTGAACCAGGTTGATAATATTTTTCTGGAAGAATCATTGTATAATCATGTAGCTCTTTTATATTTTGTTCAGTTGACATTAATTTTGAATGAATACTTTGGATGACACGATCCAAGATGTCTTGATTATGAATATCCTCTAATGGTGTATTCGAAAAATCCTGGTCTTCATTATTAATCAATGGGATAATCCGGGTATTACTTTGTACACGTCGCGTCGTGATCGGTTTTCTTTTATTACGCTCACGATCCTCTATTTTTTCCTTCATTTTAGGGTTGATTTCAAAGCCGACGTGATTCGGATATTGCGCCGATAATTTATACAAATCTTTTGATAAATCTATTTCGGTTAATGGTTTCTCTGTCACTTGGAATTCAGAATCGTTTTCATCAAAATTCACTTCATAATAATGGGTTAACACATATGTTTCGTTTCCTGGTTTACATGAACCATACATTTGCCAGTTAGCACTACCTTTGGCAACACCCGCATCGATAATTGCCTCGCAATCATTAATCACTGGTAGAATTTCCATAGTCATTGTCTCTGGAAGAATTTCTAACGCTTTTTCGCGCAACATGACTTGCATGACTTTACTCATTTGAATACCGATGATAATATGAATACCATCCTTTGTTAATGAACCATCTGTCAAACGATTTACATGAGGCTTTTCCATGACATATATTGGAAACTTTTTACCGTTTACAAAAACAAAGAATTCCTTTAAGGGCTCTAAATAACACAAATTAATAATTTCGGAAATATTATCAGCGTCATGTTGACGGACTTCTACATCATAACTATATCTAAAATCTAAATCTATACAAACAGGCCCCCCTACTTCCAACTGTTTTTCCGTAAGATGGTCCTGTTTTTTTCTTACAAAGACCTCTTCATAATACAAACGATAAAACATTTGGTATTGTTCTTTTGGTATAAAATACGACCCACCATAAATACCCTTACCTGGCATTCGTGTATGTGTAATTGTTGTTTTTTCCGTCGGACCATCGTCCTTTCTTGATATTAGTTTATGCTTTGTTAAGAATTCATTTAGATCTTGATATTCGCATGTTGTTCCCATTTATATTTGATTTATATACTACTACTATAATTATTTCTATTTCAATTTTTTAATTATATTATTTTTAAATCTGGATTAAGAATAACAAAATAAAATAAAAAACGTAATCTATTATGCTTTGATATATTTTTACTTAATTAAAATACCAGTTTTTTCTTAATTATTTAGGGTTGTGTTTATAAAAATAAAGTATAATATATTATAAAAATGAGCCAAGAAGATTCAAACACACACCCAATTGAGTTCTCAAAAAAAAAATCTAAAAAATGTTGTATTTGTGGACCCGTAAAAAATTGTGAACCTTATTTAGACAGAATATTTTCCAATATTGAAAAAATCGGTAAATTATTTGATGATTATGTTATCATAATGTATTACGATAAATCAAATGATAATACATTACAAAAAATTGTGGATTATGGAAAAACAAATAGAAAACTGGTGTATCACGTGAATAATCAAAAAGTGTCGCCCTTTCGAACACACCGAATCGCCAAAGCACGAAATTTTTGTATTCATAAAATAAGGCGCGACTATAGTGATTTTGATTTTTTCATCATGATGGATTGCGATGATGTCAATTGTAAAACAGTGTGTCCAGAAGTTTTAGCAAATTATCTAGACCGGGGCGATTGGGACGCATTATCATTTCAAACATCACCGAAATACTATGATATTTGGGCATTATCCATTAAACCATATAATTTCAGCTATAATCATTTTGAAAACAACGTGGGATTTTATTATATTATTCAAGACTACGTCACCAAACTATTGAATCAGCTGAAACCTGGTGAATTATTGCCGTGTATTTCCGCGTTTAACGGATTCGCAATTTATCGCATCGGACGATTTCGAAATTGTTACTACGATGGAAGAGTAAGGTTTAATCTTTTGCCAAAAAATAAATTATTAGAACACCAAAAAGCAGCGAATTCGCGCATGGTTTTTAAAGATTACGGAAATGTCAATGGTTTGTTTGAAGACTGCGAACATCGCGCGTTTCATTTACAAGCAATACAAAAAAACAATGCCAAAATCCGTATTTCACCAGAAATTCTTTTTAGGTGATTGTTAGGTCATTTTTAGGTGATTGTTAGGTCATTTTTGGGTAATTTTTATATATTTATATATTTATATATTTATATATAATAATGAGTTTTCCAGAATTATTACGAGTATATCAGTTTGATAATAAAATTCGGTGCGGTGTAAATAAAGACGGGGGGTATGTAATTGGAGATATAAATCACGAGAATGGGTATGATTGTTATATATCGGCGGGTGTCAGTAATGAAGAAAGTTTTTCTAGAGATTTTATTAATAAATACGGAATGACTAAAAACAACTGTTTTGCTTTTGATGGAACAATTAAAAAATATCCGAGTAAGTATACCAAAAAAATACAATTTGTAAAAAAAAATATATCAAATATCACCACAAAAAACACTGTCAATTTAAAAGGTTTAATTGATTTTTATAATAATATATTTTTGAAAATGGATATTGAAGGACATGAATATAAATGGTTGCTTTCTCTAAATGAAACACAATTAAACAAGTTAAAACAAATTACTATTGAATTTCACAAAATAAATGAGGATAGTCCAGATGTACCACATTTAAACAAAATTGCTTGTTTTGAAAAATTAAATAATACCCATTATATTATTCATATTCACGGTAATAATTACGGTAAAAAAACAAACAACATACCAAATACAATTGAAATAACCTATATTAGAAAAGATTTATTTGAAAATACGCCAGTATTTAATATACAACCACTTCCTATTGATAACTTGGATTACCCAAATAATATTAAGAAACCCGATTATAATTTAAATTTTAGTCCTTTTGTAAATATATAATAATATATAATGTATAATATAATAATAAAATAATATATCAATGCCGTTAACAAATATTGACCAAGTTTTTTGTATTGGTCCATTCAATAGCGGAACCAATTTACTTGAAAAAATATTATCGAATAGTGATACTATAAATACAAATAAAAACGAGGGGATTAAAATTGTAAATAAAGAAAGAGATGAATGGATTCCAAATGTAAATTTTAAACATTGTTTTTTAAGAAATATTTTGAATAAATATATTCATGTGAAAAATATGGGTGTTATTGTATTATATAAAAATATTTATAACTGGTTATATAGCATGAAAAAAGAACATTATGATATTAAACTTATTAAAAACAAATTATTTGACACTTTGTTATTTGCTAATCATAAATTTGATAATATTATTCAACTACACAATTTATATTATAGAATGTATATGGATATAATTCAAAAAAATTCAAATGTTGTCTTTATAGATTACTACAAATTAATTAATAATGATACTTGTTTTGAATATTTAAACCAAAAATTATACCCTTTAGGAATAAAAATTAATAATCGAGAACAAATGATGAAACAATTAAATAAACCCGCAAAAACACATGGCAAATGTATTCAAAATTCTAATATGGCATTACAAAATTATTTGTTAAATCAAGACTTAGTGAAACAATTTGTAATTAAAAATACAAACTTGAATCATACAATTGATACCAAAATTATTGAATATTTTGAAAATGAGGACAGTCAAGAATAATATTTTATACAAATATATATAATATTATTCAAAATGAAATGTTGTATTTGCGGAACAGTTCGTGAATGTGGCAAATATTTAAAAAATGTTTTTTCAAATATGAAACAAGTCGGTAACTTATTTACTGAATACGTGATTATATTATATTACGATCATTCCAAAGATAATACTTTAAAATTAATGGAGGAATATGCCGCAGTGAATCCAAAATTTACTTATCATGTAAACAATACCCCGCTATCCATATATAGAACCCATCGTATTGCCAAAGGAAGAAATTACTGTCTCCAACAAATCCGCGAAAAATACAGTGATTATGAATATTTTGTAGTAATGGACTGCGACGATAAAGGATGTCGTAAAATAAAAATAGAATTATTAGAAAACTATTTAAAAAATAGAAATAACGAATGGGACGCATTATCATTTAATTATCCAAATGAATATTATGATACATGGGCATTATCTATTGGTCCATTTGTAGCTAGTTGTCATCATTTTGAAAATGCTGGTTTAGGTGTAACATATTTAAACAATATTATAAAAGGAATAAATAAAACAGAATTAATACCGTGCTATTCAGCTTTCAATGGATTTGCCATTTATAAAACATATAAATTTATAAATTGTAAATATGATGGCAGATTTAATTTAAATTATATTCCAAAAAAACTATTGTTAGAAAATATAAGAGTCGCTGGAAAAATACTTTTAAAAAATAATATTCAAGATTGCGAACATCGGTCATTTCATTTTCAAGCTATTTATAAAAATCGTGCGAAAATAAGGATTTCGCCACTTTGTTTATTTGTATAATGGTAAATTTAATTCACTATAATGTTTTTGATTATTTATAGTATACATTTTTTTATAATTACTACCAGCTACATTTAATTGAAAATAATGATTATAATTTATGTTTCTGTGTAATTTGATATTATTATCATTGTTATTATCATTGTTATTATCATTGTTATTTTTGATATAATTATTTATACATTTTGTAAATGCGTCCGGGCCAGTAACATGTAATATTTTTTGCTTTGTATTTAAAACGGGTATTCCTGGTATTGTCGGTTGAAATTTTGTATGAATATAATTGGTTAATGTATTGATTGTTTCCAATAAATAAGGATGATTTGGGGCAAAAATAAGCAACCATTGTTCATAAGTCGGCGCATTTTTTCGCCATGGTTCTAAATTTGACCGATGAATATCAAGTAAGCAAATATCGTCTTTTTGAATAATATTAAATAATGGTTTATTTATTTTTGATTTTATATCTAAATATACACCTCCTAATTTATACAACACACAATACCTGAAAAAATCCGCTTTCATTGCGCCATAACAATCATTTATACTTTTATATGCTTTATAAATATGCGGTTCATAATTGTTTTTTATAAATTTGTCGCATGCGTTATCATCATAAAATATAAATTTAAAATTTGGACACATTTTTTTATTATCAGAAATTATTTTTATAATTTCTAATGGTAACTTTGAATTTTTAAAAGTCTGATGTACAATATTTGGTATTTTATAACCTTCCATTATTGAATTATTTACTGGGGTAGATTGAATCATTTTATATTATATAATAAATATTAATATTATTACACCGGCTAAAAATACTTATAATTTGACTAAATATAAATATATTCATAAAACATATAAAACCAATTTTACATTATATAATAAATATTGTATCCGAATCATGTCATCTAGTCAATCAAAAAATATTGTTATATCAAAAGACACTATACAACGGTTATTAAAAGACGTACGCGATATTATCAAAAATCCACTAACCGATAACGGGATTTATTATGTTCACGATGACGAAGACATGTTAAAAGGTTACGCCTTAATTATTGGACCAGGTGAGACACCTTATTTTGGGGGAAATTATTTTTTCGAATTCAAGTATCCTACAGATTATCCCCATAGTCCGCCCTTGGTGACTTATTGTACAAATGGGGAAAATATAAGGTTTAACCCGAATTTATATACCAACGGAAAAGTATGTATTTCTTTATTAAATACGTGGCGCGGTGAACAGTGGACCTCTTGTCAAACCATTTCAACCGTATTGTTGAATTTATGTACGTTGTTGAATAATGATCCAATATTAAATGAGCCAGGGGTTACAAATACACATCACGATTATTCTAAATACAATAAAATCATTCAATACAAGAACATTGATATTGCGGTTTTAAAAATACTGAATAAAAACCCGGTAGTCTATATGGAAAAATTCGAATGTTTTTATCCAAATGTACGAGAACAGTTTTTAAAAAATAGGGATGAAATACGGTTATTTTTAGAAAAAAAGCTGAAAGAATTTCCTCAAATTGAAAAAATAACGACGAGTTTATATGGTATGTGTGTAGTCATTGATTATGAAAAATTATACAAGGAATTTTGCGGCAGTCTAGAAAAATGTGTGAGTTTAGAAGAAAAGGCGGCTTGTAAAAAATGCGACATATAAATTTATTTTATTATTTTATTATTATACTATATATGTCATCGGCGAATAAAAGTGTGAATGGAAACAAAACATTTCCATTATTTTTAAGTCACATATTCAAATTTGTATTACTGGTATCGCTTTTAATTAGTTTTTATGTATTTATAGATATTCTGGTTTTCAAAAAGGACACGTATAAACCATTATTTTCCACCTGGCAATTCCCGATGTTGTTGGCATTGTATTTAGATGTGATTTATAGTTTGTAAATATGTGTAATCCAAAATCTGTAATCAAAATAAAATTGATTTATTTTGATTTAAATTGGTTTCAAATAAAATAATATAAAGATATTTTATAACAATATAAAGGATGCATTTCTGTAGTACATGTCAAAATATGTATTATATTCGTATTGACAGTGAAAATACGAATCATTTAATTTATTATTGTCGTAATTGCGGAAATGAAGACAATTTAATAACAAATGATAGCGTAAGTATTTTGAAAACTCATATTAAAAAAAACGAACAAGAATTTTCGCATTTTATCAATAAATACACTAAATTAGACCCGACACTACCGCGTGTAAATAAAATATTGTGTCCAAATGAAAATTGCGATACGAATAAAAAGGACAAGGAACGAGAAATTATTTATATTCGTTATGATGATGTTAATATGCGCTATGTTTATTTGTGTTCAACATGTGACACTGTTTGGAAAACCGAGGATATAAAATAAAACAAAATTTTTATTCATTTTTCTAAATTATTATTTAGACATAATTTACTTGTTTTACTAGTTGATACTTTATACAATACTTTATGAATATTTTATTGGATCATTATTTTTGCGATTTATTACCAGTTCAAAAAAAGAAGGTAAGGTTTTCCGAAATTGTCAATTGTGTTTTAATTCCGTCTTGTAGGGATTTATTTTTTATTAAAGAAGAATTATGGTGGACAAGTAACGAATGTGATGCTTTTTATTATTCTAGTGTAAGAGAAATTAAAAATTTTATCATAAATCATAAACCGACATTAAGTTTTAAACAGGGTAAAGAGTTGTTGTATCAACCTGGAATATACGATTATGATAATTCTTTCTACAATTAAAAAAAGAAAGAGAAAAACAAAAACAATACAAAAAATAAAATAAAATTGATTTTTATTTTATTTAAAGAATATATACTAAATATAAATAAGATGAGTGATAACGAAAACGAAGTTTATTCAAGCGAAGAGGAAAATGAAGAATCTGAAAATGAATTATCCGAAAAAGAAGAAGATGATGAAGAAAGTACAACTATCAAAAAGATAATGACTTCTGTTGAAGATTCTGATGACGACGATGAAGATGTTGTCGAAGATACTGAAGAAGACGTTGAAGAAGAGGATGAAGACAAAGAAGACGAAGAAGACGAACAAGATGACGACGAAGAGGATGAAGAAATGACAGCGGCAGCAACATCCGCAAAAACTTTAGAACAAAGTGGATTAGACGACGATGATGAAAGCGCGAATGATGACGATGAAGATCTAGAAGACGAAGAATATTTACAAAAATTTAATGTAGAATTGAACAAAAATTATATTTTGGAATATCATCCCGAATGCGCCATTAACAATTATGATGAAATTATTACGCTGACAAATGTAATAAGAGACGCTGATAATAATATTATTGACGATTTACACAAAACATTGCCCTATTTGACAAAATATGAACGCGCCCGTATATTGGGACAACGCGCCAAGCAAATCAATTCGGGGGCCAAAGTATTTGTAAAAGTTCCTGAAAATGTGATTGATGGGTATGTCATTGCGCAAATCGAATTAGAACAAAAAAGAATTCCGTTTATTATTCGACGACCAATACCAGGTGGTGGTTGCGAATATTGGAATTTAAAAGATTTGGAAATGATTGGGTTTTAATTTATAAAAAAAATATACAAGGAAAAAATACAATATATACATTTTCTAATTTTTTATTTATTTGTTGATTTTTAGTTTTCATTTTCTACAATTGCCGAATCTCTATCATAAAATGTAAGATTATCATCCATATCAAAACTCGCACCAAATTGTTCTAATATATTTGAATATTCGGGTGTAATACGTATTGATCTTGTTAATTCGCCGGGAACCAATTTTGGCATAGTGTCCATATTTTGTTTTTTAGACAATAATTCAATATTTACAAAATGGAGCTTTTCATATAAACCTTCGGGGTTAATAATATCAAGTGACGTCACCTTGCGAATACCTTTATATACAGAAATATTGTCGTCATTATATTTTTGTTCAATAATATATTCTTCATTGTCCTTTAAACAGGAGGGGTGAATTTCCATTATTTTTGGATGAATTTCCATTGTGTGAATTTCCATTGTGTGAATTTCCATTGTGTGAATTTCTACTGGGTGAATTTCTACTGGGTGAATTTCCATTTTTGTTGAGCTTTATATTTTTATTTATACACTAATTACATTGAAATAAAAGTAAATCAATTTTTTTTATTTTTATTTTACTCATGTTCGCCTGTTTCATTATCCCATTCAGGAGGTCTCGTTTTTTTACCACCATCATAAGGTAACGCCAATTTATTTTCAAGCATCCATGTATTCACATTTACATTATCAATATAGACATCTGCCAATATTCGACCATATTTTTCAGTGGAAACATTTTTAAGGTCAACCATTTGACCCAAAATAAGATTGGAAAGAGCCATTTTTGAATTCAATGCTAATTCTTTTTCAGCCAGGGATGTTGACTTGATTTCCGGGGAATCAATACCGCGTAGTCTCACCGAAAATCTGTACATTTGGGATGATTTATAAGGGAGTTTTGACGCAATTGTAATTGTATCGCCGTCATATACTTTAATTACTTTCCCCCGAGTCACCGGCGGAATAAATGGTGCTGTATTATCCCAGTCAGCCTCTTGTAAATTATTTGCGCTTATTTTTCTCTCTTTGTTGTTTTTTTTATTCTTTGAAAAGAAACAAAAACATAAATATCTTTTGATTGAAGACACCATTATATATTATGATTCTTATAATGATAATATATTTATAATATTTTTTATTCAAAATCAATTTTATTTTTAAGGTCAATGAGAGAAAGGGAGGTGTCCCAGAAAATTCCTGGAAACTAAAATATATATTGATTTAGTGTCGTTTTTTATTTTTCCTACTTTTTTTACTTCTTTTACCCTTTTTTGTTTTTTTACTTTTTTTGGTTTTTCTTGATTTTTTACCACCAGGCGTATCAAGGTATGGGTTATTTTCAATAACAGTATCACCAAAATTTGTATTTGTCATATTCCCAAATTTTCTTTTTACTTGGTTTCGGGCGATTTGATAACTAACTGGCCTATAAAACCTATGTATGTTTGTTGAAAACATATTTTCTTCCTGATGACTTCCTAAAACACTTGGTAAGTCAGGACCTTCGGTATTGCGAGGTGGGTTTATCAAATTTCTGAATTTTGTAAATGGCACCCCGTGATAATATACTATTTTCACAAAAATACCTTCCTTTTTTCTCCCATATGGAGTTCCATGTTCATTTATTGGTCTCTCTATTTCTGTCGGATAAATACGTTCTATATAATATTCTTTACCAGCTTTTAAATTGTCCCAAGGAACTTCTTGCATTCATATATATAATTTATATAATTATTTTTTTAATAAATATTTTTTAAAAATTACATTTAAAAATTGATTTAAAAAACATTTTATATTAACTATACATAAAATCCTTATAAAAATGACACCGCAAAATATCCAAAAAATATACAATATTCGCACACATAACCACATGAATCAGCGATTCATCACATGTTATTTCAAAATTGCGTATACACAGCACACCAAAACATACAAAATATCCGCGTCGCATACCATCAAACAATTTATTCAAAAAATGAAGCAATATATTCGAAATGATTTATACCTTGAATTACTAGGCGTCCCCGATTTTGAGTTTGTTTGTGCTGGGTATCATAATGAAAACAGATATGCTCCAGAAGAAGGTCCTGCGCTAATTCCTACCCCAGAATATCGTTTAGATTCACTTGCGAATATTGACGTGAACAATAACGATGATTCTTATTTAGCCTTTTATATTCGCCCTTATGCCGAACAAAATACAATTCATAATAATAATAACACTTAAAAATAAATTTATAGGTTATATTTGTAAAAACGTTCATCAAAAATATATTTTTTGTCTATATGTGCAAAATATATATTACATAGAAGTTTCACTTTGGTTGATTGTTTTATAAACTTCTTGATTCGCATAAAATAAAATAAAAGCCAAGAAAATACCAAAGAAATTCTTTGCGAACAAGTCCAAAATATTATACATTATATTCTTGATATCATAAGGCAATACAGAAGCAACACCATATAATGACCATATACCGCAAAAATACCAAAAAGTTTTTATACCGTCTTTAGAAAAAACGGCATAGTTTGTATAAATAATGGAAAACATCAGTATAAACGGTATGAATCCTAAAAATGCCGCCAAATATTTTGACATTTTCTTTATTTCACCTAAATAACCAAAAGCCAACATGAGCGCATTTAATACAATTACGGGTATTAATATTCCAAGATTTTCTTGGGTCAACTCGTATATATTTTTATCTATTACCTTGTTTTCTTCCTTGTATTTTAAATACAACAAATAAAATGAATAGGTAAATAACATGGTGGGTGTCGTAATAAACCAGTCATAATAACGGAAATGTGTGATATCCGCAATTTTTGAAAAATTAGTCACCATCCAAACATAAAAAGAGCCTTCGACAATTTGAACAAAAAATTCTAACCAGAGAAGGCTTTTCAATATTAAAAAGGATGCTGGTATTGTTAACCCCAACACATAATAATCAAATACCCCCGTGATTACTTGAACTATCAAAGATAAAATGCCGGTACGATAAATTAAATTCTTCATGTATTATATTTTACAAATATTATATTTTTATTGAAAATATCGAAGAGTCTATATCCTAAAAATTTCTAATTTTCAACCAAAAGTAATTGGAAAAAGTAAAAATGGACATTTTTGGTATGTCCATTTTTGAAAATCAGGGGGATTCATGATAAAAACGCGGTTTTTAGGTCGTTTTACAGCATAAAGCTCTCCTGGAATTAATGAGAATAAAACGACGAGAGCATAATTTTGTGAGCATAATTTTAAGTATTTATTTATAAACTATTTAAAATTATAATATTTAGGAAATATATCCTAATGGAGCCTAAAAGTGAGGAGCAAAAAAGTTCAAAAATTTTTCACTGTGAATATTGTGACTATTACACGTCACGAAAAAGTCAATACGCTAGACATTTATTAACCGATAAACATAATTTCCTAACAAATCCTAATGAAAAAGTTCCAGATAAGACATATTATATATGTGAATGTGGAAAGGAATATAAACACCAAACTACTCTTTGTGCTCATAAAAAAAATAATTGTAAGCATAAGAAGTCGTGCGACACGTCAAAACAACAACCAGAAAACATTATAATGAATGTAGAAGAAGAAAAACCCGCTGCTGAATTCGACCCCGAAATGATATTAGAACTGTTGAAACAAAATCAAGAATTTAAAGATCTTATTATAGAACAAAATAAAAAAATACTGGAGCTGGTTTCAGCAGTCAATATTACAAATAACAGTAATAATAATATTACCAATAATACGACAAATAACAATAAATTCAACTTGAATGTATTCTTGAACGAGACCTGTAAAGATGCGCTCAATCTAAGTGAATTCTTGGAATCTCTCATTTTGACTTTGACCGACTTTGAAAATTTTGGTCTCCTCGGGTATTGCGGAGGGATTAGTAACATCCTGGTCAAGGGATTAAACCAATTAGAGATCAGTAAACGGCCGATTCACTGTAGTGATTTAAAAAGGGAGGTGATTCATATTAAAAACAACGATACATGGCATAAAGATGAGGATAAACAGCAAATGATAAAAGCGATCAAGGCAATCGAACACAAGAATATCAAGCAAATGTCGCTTTGGGGGAAAGCCAACCCGGAATACAAAGACCCGAATCATAAAAAGAGCGACTTGTATACCAAGCTGATCGACAATAGCTTGTGTGATAGTGACAAGGAAAAAGCCCTCAAGAATTACAATAAAATCATTCGCACAGTCGCCAAGGAAATCCTGGTGGATAAGGAAAAATAATTATATTTGTTTTAGACATAAAAACAAAACATATATAATAATAATGAATACTTATATATACTTTCATGTTTGTTGTATAAATCATTATGTATATGTTTTCAAAAATATAATGGATAAAATTAAAATAAGTGGATTATATGACAACATAACACAAATCAGGTGTGGAGTCCTCGGTTATAATTATGATCCAGACTTATTTAATGACCCAAAAATAGTCATACGAGGTACTAATATCAATATTGGTTTATACGAGGTTTATACCATTAATCTTTTATATGAAGACGCACAAAAAGAAGATTTTAATTTTTTATATCTTCATACCAAAGGTATTACCAGACATCCATTACATAAATCAGTTCATGATTGGGTAAATTACTTGTGTTATTTTAATATATACAAATTCAAAAAATGTATTGATTTTTTAAAAGAGTATGACACAGTTGGCGCAAATCTGATAAATGAACCGGTAACACATTATTCTGGAAATTTCTGGTGGTCAAAATCGAGTTATATAAAAAAATTAGAAAAATGTGTTTATCATTGTTTTAATAGCCCTGAATTTTGGATTACAGAAAAAAAGATAGGTAACTATCATTCCCTGTGGAATGCTAATATAAATCATTATATAGAAGAATATCCGCTTCATTTATACGAGTCTCCTAAATAGACGATTCATATTTGCGACCTCTATTTTGTTTTCCTCTTTATAGAATAATTTATATACTTGTTCATCGTCTCGAAACCGGATTGAATAATTTTGTTGTATATTATTACGACCAACACGACCCAGCGCCTGTATAATTTTTTCTTGAGTTAATTTCATATCTTTACTCAAGTAAGCATGACAAAACTGATAATTGGTTCCATAAATATAATCACTCGACGCAATAATCATGTATAATTTCTGCTGATCCGCCAGTTTTTTCATGATTTCCGTATAGATAATACTAGGATGATTGGTGAAAACCCCGATACCCATAAGTAACAATATTTTCCAGCTGTCTTCGATATCATTTAAAAGCATAATATTTGTGATAATATCTTCGTCAATATCACTGGTAAATGCGGCTACTGTGTTTAAGGTATCCGCCCATTTTTTCAAATGTAATGGTTTGTTAGGAATAAATGTCTCATTCAATTCCGCGGACTTGATCATGGATCTCAGCAAGGTCAAATCCGCGTTTAGTTTTATGACTTCCCCGTCTTTTTCCCCGATTTCCTTGTCTCGACTTTTTGGTTCATTTTTTAATTTTTTAGCAGCGTAACTGTCATCACTCGACTGTTGTTTCATGGTTTTCTTTTCAACAAGGTCCTCTAATTTATGTTCAAGAATATTGATTTTCTCATTGACCTGATTATTGAATTCTATTTTTCCCAAAATATCTTCCATCACTTTTGCCGGGATATTTGCCTGTTGAATACAAAATTTTGCGATTTTTTCTACATCATCTGCCAAGAATAAAGTCGGACCATCGGTCAATGTATAAGCGTCTTTTGTGGATACATAAATCGCACAACTATTGTTTGTCGAAGTTTTGTCTTGATTATTAGTACCAGATTTCTTTATAGGAACACCTTTAGGATCAATGGTGTCGTTGTTTTCAATACGTCGAATCCGAGCCGATTTCAAAGAAATATAAATGGATCCCCACGAACCGCCAATCACATTTTTTAAAGAGCGTAAATAGTGTAATTTAATGTTTGTCATATTTACATCATCTATACTAGCAAAATGTCGAGCAATTTTGTTTCCATGCGTAATATAATTATTTTTTTCAACAAACAATATGAATTCAACCACCTCTTTTAAATCAAAATAACGCAACAAAGTCAAATTGTTTTCACAGTTTTCAACAATTTCCAAAACTTTATCATAATCTGTGTTCATGAAATGCGGTAATACAATATAACCGTTATTGTTTATAATCGGAATCGTCTTTTTACAATCATGGCTGACAATGTTTGCGATTTGTGCTCCAGGGAATTTACTCTTGAAATCTTCCAAAGTCTCAGTTAATTCGTGTAGTTTTGGCAATGTTGCCGATGATAATATCATATTGGGAATCAAATTTTCATTCCAATTCTTTTGTATGGTTTCGTGTAAATCATGATTTTCATAATCAAGAGTAATCGTGGGTTCATCCCAATAGACGACAATGTTTTCTACTGGATTGAATGCCTTCATATAATACATCGCGGGCAAATATGATTTCAAGTCACAAATAATGATTTCCACTTTATTGCCGACACTGTTATCGACTTTTTTGATTCGCCCATTACGTTTATTCACAGTGTATTCTTTTGCCGCAAAATAATGTAGGCGAATATCGTCCGCACTGGCGCATCCAAAGGCAAACGCTATTTTTTTACCAACGGAAATCGCTGCGCGTGCCAAGGCTAAACCGACGTGACGCGCAGCGCATACAAATATAACACGATTTTTTTCGGAAATTCCAATAGGACTCAGTGTTTTTCCTGTACCCGTGGGGGCAATATAGAGGACCAGACGCGGAGGTAGTGCCTTTTTTTCAGTTGAGCATAATGGTGAGACATATTCGTCGTCACTATCAGAATCATCGTCTTCGTTATGCTTTCGCTGGAGTTTCAATTCGGCGCGAAAAGAGGCTTGACGTTCCTCGAAATCTGGATTTTTCATAGTGGCAAACAATTGTTTTTGATGTTCATACAGGGAAATATCGCCGTATTTTAAAATAACACTATTTTTTTCAATGAAACCGACGGAATGTTCGATGACTTTGGTCAAATCAACGTCGTCCTCATAGAGCGCGAGAATTTTTGTGACAAACATCAACACATGGCGATTCAAATGGTGAATCGTATTTTTGATTAATTTACTCAAGGTGAAATAGTGAAATAACCATTTTGAGATTTTTTTCTCCTTGTACTTGATTAATTGATCAGCTGTGTCAATGAGCAAATATTCATAGGCATTATCTGGGTTCATTTTTGACGGGTCATTCTTTTCGAGACGAATTAAGTCGGCTTTTTTAATTGCCGGGTTATTTTTCGCGTTAATAAGTTGAAATACGGATAAGGTGGTTTGGTAATTTTTTTTGATTTCGTTCAATTTAGGGGAAAAGTATTTATTATATAAATAATCTTCCATAGTTTCACTGTATTCGATTTTTAAATATTGAAACAGGGAAAGATAACGATTATACTTGATATTTACGTTATGGTAACCTTGTATAATAAGGTTTAATACTTCCTTTTCTTGTTCAGAAACAGGGCTTTCAATGGTTTCCCATTCGTTTTTGGTAAGTTTTCGTTGATTTAGATCCATTTTTTAGTTTTGGGTTTTTAGGTTGTACTATATACTATGTGTAATTGTTTGTAAGTTGTTTTACTATAATAAATAATGATAAATAATAATCAATTTTTATTATCTCCTTGTTTTAGACCCCTGAATATTTTAAATAGAACAAAATTTTGTTTTTATAATACAATTATAATATAAAACAAAAAAGAAATGATTATAAGGGTAATTGTTGCTTTGCGAATATTAAATGTAGTGAACAAATAAAAAAAACTTATAATAATATATAAAATGAGTGAATCACTCTTATATTCTTTTGCTGGAACCAGTGGGATATATCCTCAGGCTAGTGTCATTTATGAAAGTGGAATATTATATGGAGTTACAAGTAGTGGTGGTAGTGGGCTTAGCTATGGAACATTGTTTAGTTATAATGTATCATCAAATACTTTAGCTACTTTACATTCTTTTACTTATCCTCCTTTTACTAATGGGAAACAACCTCAGGCTAGTGTCATTTATGAAAGTGGAATATTATATGGAACTACAACTGCTGGTGGTACTAGTAATAAAGGAACATTATTTAAGTATGACTTATCAACAAGTACTTTAACTACCTTTTATTCTTTTGCTGGACAACCAACCGATGGGTCACAGCCTCAGAACGGTGTCATTTATGAAAGTGGAATATTATATGGAACTACATTTAATGGTGGTACTGATGATAAAGGAACATTGTTTAGTTATAACTTAACATCAAATACTTTGACTATTTTATATTCTTTTGATGGAACTGGAACCGATGGTTCATATCCTGAGGCAGGGGTCATTTATCAAAGCGGAATATTATATGGAACTACAAGAACTGGTGGTAGTAGTAATTTTGGAACATTGTTTAGTTATGACTTAACATCAAATATTTTGACTACTTTACATTCTTTTACTGGAAGTGGAACCGATGGTTCATATCCTAAAGCTGACGTCATTTATCAAAGTGGAATATTATATGGAACTACATTTATTGGTGGTAGTAGTAATTTAGGAACATTGTTTAGTTATGACTTAACATCAAGTACTTTGACTACTTTACATTCTTTTACTGGAATTGGAACCGATGGGAAAAATCCTCTGGCTAGTGTCATTTATCAAGGTGGAATATTATATGGAACTACAGCAAATGGTGGTAGTAGTAATTTAGGAACATTGTTTAGTTATAACTTAGCATCAAATACTTTAACTACCTTTTATTCTTTTACTGGACAACCAACCGATGGATCACAGCCTTATGCTGGCGTTATTTATCAAGGTGGAATATTATATGGAACTACATATAGTGGTGGTAGCGGTAATCAAGGATCATTGTTTAGTTATACAATTACAACACCTGTTCCACCTACACCTATATCTAATATTTGCTTTCCTGCTGGAACACTTATCTCTACAGACCAAGGAGAAATCAGCATTGAAAAAATCATTCCTTTTGAAAATACTATTAATAATAAGAATATAAAAGCCATCACAAAAACGATTTCACATGATACTTATTTAGTATGCTTTGATAAGAACGCATTAGGAAATAATTATCCTAATAAAAAAACAATCATAAGCAAAGATCATAAGATACTTTATAAAGGCAAAATGATAGAATCATACAAGTTTTTGGGTCATTTTGAAAAGGTGCGAAAGGTTGATTATAATCAAGAAATACTTTATAATGTATTAATGGAAAAATACGAAAAAATAAAAGTAAACAACATTATGTGTGAGACGTTACATCCAAATAATATAATAGCAAAGTTATACAATAGTAATTATGATGAGGAATATAAAAATAAAATAATATATATAATGAATGAAAGTATAAATAAAAATGATAAAAATTCTTATATAAAAATGATGAAGCGCATAACTAACTAAGTAATAAAAAACTTTACTACAGGTATGAAAAGACCTAATCTTGAACCTGTTTTATTTTTTTGAAATAATTTAAAATGTTCAAGGGTGTATTATGCCAATTGTATAATATTATATAAAATAATATATAAAATCATAGAAAATGAATATAGAAATGTTAAGAAACTACTTGAAATCCACCAAAAATGACTGGAATTATATAACTCCAATTGATTTTTATAATGATTATTTTTTGAAGAAAAAGGATTATTTTTTGATTGATTTGAGAGAAGAAAAGGAATACAAAAAGGGGCATATTGGGGGCGCAAAAAACATATTTTGGTTGAATATATTAGACAAAAAAAATGTGAAAAAATTACCAAAAGACAAGACCATCTTTTTGATTTGTTATGTGGGTCATACAAGTAGTCAAGTCATGACTTTATTGAAATTATTGGGTTACCATGTGGTATCTATCAAATATGGATACGGGTTGTCACCAGTAAAAGGCGTCCCCGTTGCTGGGTGGTTAGATTATGGATTACCTGTAGAAAAATAACCCTAACCAGTTTTCATTTTCTCTCAAAAGGTCTATTTTATAAAAATAAAAATTGAAATAAAAATAACAATTTAAACTTTTATAATACAATTATATAGTTTATTATAAAAATGAAACAAGCATTAACACGTATCTTTACAATCGAAGGCAATATTGGTTCAGGTAAATCGACATTACTTGAATCTTTAAAGAATGAATTAATAATAAGTAATCAAAAAATTATATTTATGAAAGAACCCGTGGATGAATGGGAGGAAATCAAAGACGCCGAGGGAAATACCATGTTACAAAAATTTTATGAAGACCAGGATAAATATTCATTTCCATTTCAAATGATGGCATATATTTCTCGCTTGAATTTATTGAAAACAACGGTTGAAAAAAATCCAGGTGCGATTATTATTAGCGAACGCAGTTTATACACAGATAAATTCGTCTTTGCAAAAATGCTTTACGAGACCGGCAAAATAGAAGACGTAAGTTATCAAATATATTGTAGGTGGTTTGACGCATTTGTGAAAGATTTTCCTATATGCGGAGTCATTTATGTCGAGACTGACCCTGATATATGTCATCAAAGGATTTCCAAGAGATCACGCTTAGGTGAATCTAATATTCCGTTGGATTATTTGAAATCGTGTCATAGTTATCATACCCATATGTTGAACAGTGATTTTCAAAAAGTATCCAATCGGCAATTAGTGTTGGATGGAAACACGGATATTTATGAAAATTGCGATGTATTGGGCAATTGGATAGAAAATATAAAATCTTTTGTTGAATTTTGATTTGACCCCCCCCCCATATCAATATAAAAAGTAGTTAGCTTATTTGTTGTAAAATAATATACCTATTTTTTTCTAAAATAAAAATTGAATAATTATATGTACTATTACAAATGTATAATTATTATAATATTATACTATAAGTACATGTGTTATAAAAGTGGCATAAAAATATTTCCAGAAAGTATGTACGGGGCACCAAAACCAGAAACTGATTACGTGTTGTATTTTGATGGTTGTTGTAAAAATAACCCTGGACCGGGTGGCGCGGGAGCGGTCTTATATTATAAAGGCGAAGAAGTATGGGGCGCCTCTAAATTTGTTGCGGTGCGAGCCACAAACAATACTGCTGAATATAGTGGGCTCATTCTTGGACTACAAGAGGCAATTGTTCGCGAAATCCATGAAATAACTGTGCGTGGCGATAGTCAATTAGTGATTAAACAAATGCGCGGGGAATACCAGGTGAAATCCCAGAAATTATTAGAATTACACCATTCTGCGAAATCTCTCGCCAAATATTTTGAACACATTTCATTTGAACACGTGTATCGCGATAAAAACAAACGCGCGGATGAATTATCCAATATGGCACTCATGAAATAAATTCGTTTTACCCATTTTCAATATAAGAAATATTCAACCTTTTTTGCGGTTTGAATTTCAATAAATCCAATTGTTTGCTCGTGGTTGGAAAATTGTCGAAACCGTAAATATCTTGTAACATTAACCATTCAAAAAGACCTCCGGTATATACATATACATTGACAAAGCCTAACCCAGCCAATTGATTGTATTTTTTGTATATTAATTCATCATTTGAATTTTTTCCGTAGATAATGATTCTTATGCCCTTGTTACCGCCGATGTATCTATTCATGACACTCTCTTCTTGTTCAGGTTTAATTGTATTATAAATAAGGCAACCTTGTTCCGATACAGGTAGAGTATTAATCAACAAATAAAGTTCCGGATTTTTATATACAGTTTGCATATCTTCGAAATTTATTTTTTGAATAGATTGGGAATTGCCCATATTTTGTTTTATTAGTATTCAATAAAACAAAATATTTAATATTGTTTTTTGTGTAATTGACTATTTATGTAAATAAAAATAGTCAATGGTATAAAATACGTATTTTTTACTAACTATAGTGATTTGCGGTTTTATCAAATATCCAATGATGATTGTTTATATGAACATGTGTAAGAATTCTCCGTCTTAATGCGGGTGCCGATACATTACAATCCCTTGCTGCATCCGCGATTGTTTTGAAAAATTTTTTTTCTCCGGTACTACAACATATTTTGATAACAGGTTGTTCGTTGAATTGTTCTTCTTTTGATATACCTGAATATCTCCATAAAAATCCACCACATACACGAGATTCACGAAGTGCGATTCCCACTGCCGTACCTGTTGTTAAACCTAGAGCTCTTCCAGCTGCTTCAATACTTTCAAATGTTGCGACGATTTCTCCATTATCTTTATTTATTTGATCAACAGATCTCTTTGCTTTTCTTACAATCGGAACTTCTGGATCAGTTTCTTCATTTTCAACGGTTATTTTATTGTTTGAAAATATATCTGATAATGTATCCAAGTCTTTTGATTGATGAATTAACAATTCCTCTAATTTCACAGATATATCAAGTATTTTTTTAATATTATCCGGCGATGTTTCAAATTTATTTTGACCAAGAGAAACACAATTTTGTTTTAGAATAAATGTCATTGTTTTTTCAGTAAATGGATAAGATGACTTCACAAAATATTTCATTTCCCCTGCCGGATATAAATCTTTTAAAGATTTTTGTAATGTGTCATAATCCTTTTGACGCGTAATAGAACAAATAAATCGCATATTTTCATATTGATAAGCGTATAAAAAATAACCGTATTTACAAATAGAATAATTACTTGCTATTTTTAATTTAATTTCATCTGTAACATCGTGTTCTAATTTTTGAATTTTATTATTGCTGTTTTTTATTATTTTATCTTTTTCGGACATTTCTTCTTTTAATTTGTATATTTCATTCTGTAATTCGTCGTTTTTTTTGATTAACAAATTGTAATTTTCCATATTATATTCATTTTCTTTGATGATTTCTTTGATAAGTTCTTCTACTTTTTCCAGAGTAAACTCATCATCATCAAGTGCTAATAATTCGCGATGCGTTATATTATCTGTTGTTGTTATCAGACGAATTCTTTTTTGAAGTAATGGATGTTTTTTAATGCAATTTTCCATTTCTATTTTATTTTTCACTTTATAAGCAGCGTGTAACCTAAAATTATCGTAGGTATTTTTGTGGCGTTTTACTCTTTCGGCTAAATTATTACTTTGACCAAATTTAATAACGGTTTCATGATACATTTTACTGTTGGGTTTTCCCAAGGTTTTATTGTCGATTTTCCCAATATAAATACATTGTGTATTCAATGGAAACTGTTCAATCAATGTATCTTCTTTTAATTTTTCTTTTTCTTTTTCGGTTTGGATTACTTGGTTTTCAATTATTTTATCCTTTTGTTCTAATTGTAATTTTATTTCACAACATTCTTCCTGTAAAATATGTTGAATTATTTTTTCCAGTTTCATGTAATAATCATGTATTTCGTCGGCTTTTTTTGTTCCGGCTTTAAGACAAAATTTTTTAAAAGTTTCTATATTTAACAAAAAAGTTTCTTTATTGTGACCACCTTTGGTATGGGTTGATTGCTTTACCTGCAGGTAAAGCGATTTTGTATAATCTTTATCAATAATAAATTGTTTTTCCAATAACACTTTAGCCTTAATTTTTTGACTAAACCCTAACCATTTCCATATATCATCTAAATCAATAACAAAATCATTTATCGGGTCACAATTCAAGTAACAGTAAAAACTTGATAAAAATAAATGTTGTTCAAAATCTGTAAATTGTTCTTTAATTTTTACTAACAATTTCACATTATAGTCTTTGGATAATTTTGTGATTGGGTTTTCTTCAATCAACGCAACAATGTCTATTTGATTCGACATATTATAAACAATATAAAGTATTCTCTTTATATCGTTTATTTATTAATAACTTTAACTTTCTAAAAGCAAAAGCTTTTGTTTTTATAATCAAAAGCATTAATTAAAATTCACTACGATTTCTACTTTTTCTTTTTTGATGCTCTTGGTAGCTGACACGGATAACTCCTCGCGCTTCTTTCTCGTCTTGGTAGCATTATTTTCAAGCGCAATTTCCTTTCTTTTTGATGTACTGTTACGATTATTCATGTCCTTTTCAATAGTCTCATAATTTTCTTCAATGTAATCCACCACTTTATTTTCCAAGGTCCATTTAAAAAAGTTCAATTGACCGATTGTGGTTTCGATAAAAGTGCCTTCTTCTTTGTACGGAATACTGATTCTGTCCCAACGGCAGAACGGGTCAAAACGACGTTTGCTGTAAGCTTTTAGTTTTAATTTGTAATCAACGTACACCTTAAATCGTCTGGTGATTCCATTGACATCCTCAAACGAATACAGTGTGTAATATTTTTTCGCATAATTGGTGGCAAACCAGTCGACAATACGCAGGGATATTTTAGATTCGCCGGTAATGATTTTCAACATTTTATCTAAATTATTGTCCTTCTTGTAAAAATCCATTAAATTGTTCAACAACAAATCATTTTGGGTTGTATAACTTGATGACATATTTATCTTTAGCTGGGTCTTTTTAAGTCGTTTAATTAGTAGAATTATTTTCTTAATGGCGTTATTGACTCAGGAAACACAATATACAACAGTATTCAAACCTTGTAAAACGCAGTAATGTGGGGCAGCTAAGCACATATGAAACCAAAAAGGAGAATATACGCCTAGCAATTTGTTATGATGAATGAGAAACCCAACTCCCGCAATACCTAACGCAACATAGAAATGGTTAGTGGAGCGATTAAACAAGTCAAACGCACATGAACCTAGTCCAATTGCTGATAAAATTCCTATCGTTTTCTTCCTCTCGGGATTTTTTAGAGGATCACAATAAATCAAGTGTAGAATACATGACACATGAAATATTGTCTCCACAAGTGAAAATTGTAATAAAAACGCATATCTCGTACAAAGAGAATAAATATGATGGAACGCTACGTCCGCTTTATATAGGTAAGTGCGATAAACAGGATAACTTCCATAAGCTCTGTATACATGCAAACCAGCACTCCAAGGAAAATGACATAAACAAGATATAGCACATATCTGAGTGCCCAAAGGGTTTATTATCACATCCTTTCCCACAAAAAATAAGTAATATATGCTAAATATTCCCGGAACAGCCATAGCAATAGCTGCGAGTATCTCTGGATGCGTCCAAAATGGCGGAATTTCTTTAGGCTTTTCACTTTTCTCCGCATTATTGTTGTTGGGATATAAGTATATTGTTTCATGCTGGTTCTTATTATCCTCTAGCAATTTTCCATTCTTTTTCATTTTCTCTTCCGAATAACAATTATAACAAATACTCGGGTATTTTTAAGTCGTTTCTTTTGTAGAATTATTTACCAGTAAAATCCTGGAATACAATAGGTAAATCGTCGCGAACAAAATGAGCTTCATAAGAGGTCGCACCAGCGCGCTCCCATTTGACTACCAGAGGGATAATTTCAACGCCGGCGTCCATGGCGACTCGTATTGCCTCACGATATATGGGATCAATAACTGACGGGGCAAAACGATTTACATCATGGCGTTGAATGACAAAACACAATATACAACGAATGCGTGGGTCTTGGGTTTTGATCCAGGTGAGTTCTTGTACGTGTTTTAATGCGCGAGGACTAATGGGGTCGGCACTTTTTTTTCGGTATCCGTCGGGGAAATAGGCGACTTTGGAGGAGAAATCTCTACCTGTAAAATCCAAGTGTTTTCGATCTTTAGACGCAACATCTTCATAGTCCGCGAGGGGGACATTTTTAATTTCCATGATAAACGGCACACCATGTTGGTCGACGCCGGTAAAATCAAAACGCGAATCTACTTTTTCTGGAATATACATGGTGACTTCTCTCTTGTATGACTTTATATTTTGTAAATGGTGTAGTACATTTTGTTCCAGTGCCTTTTCAACAAGTATTTCTGCTAATTTTGGATTGATTCCAATAATGACTTCTTTTTCTCTTTCTTGATCGCGATATATGGAAAGATGTATGCGATGGGAGCATTTGAGTTTTTCAGGGGTTTTTTTTGGATTTTCTTTTTGAACGGTGGTTAAATCTTCCAGTAATACTTGTGCGGTTACGTCGGCGAGCCCACAGCATCCAAGGGATAAACTATGGGCAATAATTTTATCTTGTGTTGATAATAAAACATCGGCTACATAGGGTGTTTTGATCATTGCCGATGGACGTTTCACAACTGTCCCCTGAACTAAATTATTTAATTGATATAACATGTTGTTATTTTGAATTGTTTTATGTAATTTTATATACTTGTATAATTAGTTTTGAATATTTTATAAATAGATCAATTTTAAATTTAATTAGATAATAATAGATAATAAAAAATATATTTGGTAATAATATGAAACAAAAGATTACTCTAAAATTGAAATATCCAGAATTTAAGAAGGAGAATATAGATTCTCAAATATTAATTTCTGGGTCACAGCGTTATACTTATAGAGATCCTTTTACAAAAAGGAAAATAAGTGGAAGCAAGTTTTTAAATGAAACAACCTATATACCACAGCCATACAACGAAAGTAAATACAATGAAAATGTTGAATTTTTAACTAAAAAATTACAAAAACTATTAAGAGATGCGATTGTTCATGAATTAAATCATAAATATAGAGGTCAAGATATAAAATGTGTCATATATCAACATTCCAGTTGTAGGGATGCATCAAGTGATAGTGACTCTAGTTGTTCTTCTGAAGAAAGAGGTTGTTGTAATGATGGTAATAAATGCTCAAAATATTTAACAAGAACAAGAAAAAAAGTAGAATTTGCTAATTTAAACGTAGATGATATTGTTGTTTTATATTTAGAAAAAAATTTATCTTATTGTAAATTTAACAGTATTCTTTGTGTTGGAAAAAAAGAATATAATTACGTGAGTTTTAATGGTGGGTTTAAAGGTGTTGTAAATTCATATAATTCTTGTAGTGGAAAAATGACGGTTACTGTTACGAGTATTATTCCAAATTCTTTATTAGGCGAAGATTGTTATATAGTCAATTTGGATGGAGGCATGGGTAACACTGGATCAACTGGATCAACTGGCCCGATTGGTTTTACTGGTGCTACTGGATCTGGTGAAACTGGTGCGACTGGTACAACTGGTGCTAGAGGATTTACTGGTTCTACGGGATCTACTGGAGCTACTGGATCTGGTGAGACGGGTCCAACAGGTCCAACTGGTGATACTGGTGGCACTGGTGCGAGCGGATCAACTGGGTCTACGGGTGCTACTGGATCCGGTAAAACGGGTGCGACTGGTGCGACTGGTGCTACTGGTGCTAGTGGTGCGACTGGTCCTACAGGCGCTGGTGAAACTGGTGCGACTGGTCCTACAGGTGCGACTGGTGCGACCGGAGCAAGTGGTATAATTGGTGAAACGGGTGCGACTGGTCCTACAGGCGCTGGTGAAACTGGTGCGACTGGTGCTACAGGTGCGACTGGTGGAACTGGTCCTACAGGTGCTACGGGCGCTAGTGGTGCGACTGGTCCTACAGGCGCTGGTGAAACGGGTGCGACTGGTCCTACAGGCGCTACAGGTGCTACTGGTGCGACTGGTGCGACTGGTGCGACCGGAGCAAGTGGTATAATTGGTGAAACGGGTGCGACTGGTCCTACAGGCGCTACAGGTGCTACTGGTGCGACTGGTGCGACTGGTGCGACCGGAGCAAGTGGTATAATTGGTGAAACTGGTGCTAGTGGTGCGACTGGTTCTACTGGTGTAACTGGTTCTACTGGTTGTACTGGAGAAACTGGTTCTACCGGTTCTACTGGTGCGACTGGTTCTACTGGAGCAACTGGTACAGGTGAAACTGGTGCGACTGGTTCAAAAGGCGAAACCGGTGCGACTGGTGCTATTGGTGCTACTGGTGCTACAGGTGGTTCAATTAATGGTGTCGCGTCAATAAATACTACAGGATATACAAATGGTGCGACATTAACGAGCACTTATTATTTGGAGTTAGGTCAGGCAACAACGACGAACCCTGGTTTAATGACTACTACGGGTCAAACTTTTGCGGGAGATAAATATTTCGGCGGATCTGTCGGTGTAAGTGGTCTATTAAGTGTTGCAAGCAGTTTATCTGTATCATCATCATATTTGGACTATAGTAGTACTGATGCGACTTATGCGAATAATGCTACGGTTAATTTTTCAAATTTTTCTGGAATGATACTCGTAAATAATACAAGTTCAACTGGTAATTTACAATTATGGTTGTGTGGAGGCGGAGAAGCAACAAAACTTGGTGATAGTTCGGGTAGTACTTCCACTAATGGAACACTTGCATATGTGTCTGGAATTACAGGATATAGATGGACAAATAATACAGGAGGAAGTATAAGTTCTTCATTTGGAGTAGTGAGAACAAGAACAATAGGTTAATTTCTATTGCCTTATCAAAATAATCAAAAATAATTAAAACCATTATATAGCGGATTTAATTATTTACACATATTATACACATTTGAATTAAATGTTTTGTTTAGAATATAGAAAAATAAGATAAAAAAAAATAATTATTTCTATTACAATATTATATGGGTTACAATATTACTTTGAATATTTCTAATGCGAAATTTCAAGTTGTAAATATGGTTAGTAATTTTAGTATAACAGGTAAAATAACATCATATTACAATGACCCGAATACTTTTAAAAAAGTTACAATGGAATATACTGTAACAAAAGTAGATAGTTTTCCAAATCCATCAAATGATAAATTATTTAAAAAATCGGTAAAAACATTACAAAAACTTATAAAAAAGGAAACAGAAGATTATTTTATAAATCAAATTCTTACATTATATCCAGAATCAAAAATAAATATTTTATATGATGAAAAAGGTAAAAGTAAAGAGAAAAAAAATGATAAAGGCATATGTTCTGATTCTGATTCATCGTCTGAAGATGAATGTAATAAAGATAAAAAATGCGATTTAAAATGTGCGAAATATTTAACTACTACAAAAACAAGAGTTGAATTTCCAAATTTAAAGGTAGATGATATTGTTGTTTTATATTTAGAAAAAAACTTGTCTTATTGTAAATTTAATAATATTATTTGTATTGGGAAAAGTGAATTTAATAATGTGAGTTTTAATGGAGGTTTTAAAGGTGTTGTAAATTCGTATAATTGTAAAACTGGTGAGATGGTAGTTACAGTTACACTTATTATTTCCGGATTATTGAGTGAAGATTGTTATATTGTAAATTTAGATGGATCTGGTGGCGGTACTGGTCCAACTGGTCCAACTGGTTCTATTGGTGAGACTGGTGCGACTGGTGCTACTGGTAGAGGTGAAACCGGTGCGACTGGTGCTACTGGTGCGACTGGTTTTACTGGTGCGACTGGTGCGAGTGGTGCGACTGGTGCGACTGGTAGGGGTGAAACTGGTGCTACTGGTTCTAGTGGTGCGACTGGTGCGACTGGTTTTACTGGTGCTACTGGTGCGACTGGTGCTACTGGTAGGGGTGAAACTGGTGCTACTGGTTCTACTGGTTCTACGGGTGCGACTGGTTTTACTGGTGCCACTGGTGTGACTGGTGTTACTGGTGCTACTGGTAGGGGTGAAACTGGTGCTACTGGTGCTACTGGTATAATTGGTGAAACCGGATCTAGTGGTGCGACTGGTTCTACGGGTGCTACTGGAAGAGGTGAAACTGGTGCGACTGGTGCGATTGGTGAAACCGGAGCTACTGGTGCTACTGGTGCTACTGGTGCGATTGGTGAAACTGGTGCTACTGGTGAAACAGGTGCGACTGGTGCGACTGGTGTGCCTGGCGCGACAGGATCTACGGGTGGTACTGGTGAAACTGGGGCAAGTGGATCTACAGGAGTAACTGGATCTACCGGTGCTACTGGTGAAACTGGTAGTACAGGAGCAACTGGACCAACCGGTGCTACTGGTGAAACTGGTGCTACTGGATCTACTGGTGCGACTGGTGAAACTGGTGCTACTGGTGGAACAGGATGTACTGGCGCTACTGGTGTAACTGGTGCTAGTGGTGCGACGGGAGCAACTGGTTCTACTGGAGCAAGTGGATCAACTGGTGCTACTGGATCTACTGGAGCAAGTGGAACAACTGGTGCTACTGGTGCTAGTGGATCTACTGGTGCTACTGGATCAACTGGTGTAACCGGTGCTACTGGTGCTATTGGATCTACTGGTGCTAGTGGATCTACAGGATCTACTGGTGCGACTGGTGCTACCGGATCTAGTGGTGCTACTGGTGAAACAGGATCTACTGGTGCTAGTGGTTCTACCGGTGATACTGGTGCTACTGGTGCTACTGGTGCTAGTGGTTCTACTGGTGCTACTGGTGCTACTGGTGCTACTGGTGCTACTGGTGAAACGGGTGCGACTGGTTCTACTGGGGCAAGTGGATCTACTGGTTCTACTGGTGCTACTGGTGCTACTGGTGCTACTGGTGCTACTGGTGCTACTGGTGCTACTGGTGAAACCGGCGCTACTGGCGCAACTGGTAAAACTGGATCGACAGGATCTACTGGTGCTACTGGTGAAACCGGTGCTAGTGGTTCTACTGGTTCTACTGGTGCGACTGGTGCTACTGGTGCTACTGGATCTACTGGTGCAACTGGTGAAACTGGATCAACAGGATCTACAGGAGTAACTGGATCTACCGGATCTACTGGATCTACCGGTGCTACTGGATCAACTGGTTCTACGGGTGCTACTGGTCAAACTGGTGCTACTGGATCTACTGGATCTACTGGTGCAAATGGTGTGACTGGATCCACTGGGGCAAGTGGATCTACTGGTGCTACTGGTGAAACAGGTGCTACTGGTGCTACTGGTGCTACTGGTGAAACGGGTGCGAGTGGATCCACTGGGGCAAGTGGATCTACTGGTTCTACTGGTGCTACTGGTGCTACTGGTGCTACTGGTGAAACCGGCGCTACTGGCGCAACTGGTGCAACTGGTGCAACTGGTAAAACTGGATCGACAGGATCTACTGGATCTACTGGTGAAACCGGTGCTAGTGGTTCTACTGGTTCTACTGGTGCGACTGGTGCTACTGGTGCTACTGGATCTACTGGTGCAACTGGTGAAACTGGATCGACAGGATCTACTGGTGCTACTGGATCTACTGGTGCAACTGGTGAAACTGGTGCTACTGGTGTGACTGGATCTACTGGTGCTACTGGTGAAACAGGTGCTACTGGATCTACTGGATCTACTGGTGCAACTGGTGCTACTGGAGCAAGTGGAGCAAGTGGATCAACTGGATCTACTGGTGCTAGTGGTGAAACTGGTGCGACCGGATCTACTGGAGCTACCGGTGAAACAGGTGCTACTGGTGCTACTGGACCTACTGGTGCTACTGGTGAAACCGGCGCTACTGGTTCTACTGGTGCTACTGGTGCGACAGGATCTACTGGTACGACAGGATCTACTGGATCTACTGGTTGTACTGGTGAAACGGGTGCGACTGGATCCACTGGGGCAAGTGGATCTATAGGAGTAACTGGATCTACCGGCGCTACTGGTGAAACTGGTGCTACTGGATCTACTGGTTGTACTGGTGAAACGGGTGCGACTGGCGCGACAGGATCTACTGGTGCTACTGGTGAAACAGGTGCTACTGGTGCG